ATTTGAAATTATTTTCTTCGGGGATTATAGCGATCCTGTTTTGCATCCCGTTTTGCATCCCATTTCTACTGTTTTCGCACTACTCCAGAACGGGATCGGTCAAAATTTCACTGCATAAAAGTGACAACATTCGCAAATAACTGCTTAAAAAATGCTCAAATTTTCACGGAGACTAGTGCTATATGGATATACAGTATTTTGTGATTGCGCAGATTTAATTCTGAGAACAAGAGTAGTGGGGGGGTGTTGCTTTTTCTATTTTTCACGTAGCGCACAAAAAAGTGTTTGGTTTTTGCGATTTGGTTAAGAAGTGAACGTATTTAGGTTATTTTTTGAACACTTTGAAAGGTTTTGCCTATTGGTTTTTGCCGTTGCATATTTATGCATCAAGGTGTGCAGGAAACTGCATAATTATGCAATGTAGGTTTTGCCTATCACGCCTACACACCATTCATTGATAAAACTTATCGTTCTAAGTTATTGAAAGTAAATAAGAAATCGTTGGTTATGATTGAAAGTGATAAAAATTTTGGGGTGAAATAACCATTTATGGGTATGAATAATTATTCATTGGGTTGGAAATCATTGATAGATTTAACCAAGCAATGCGGAAATGCTAGGTATACTAGGAACAGGTAAGGCAAACAAAGTGCGGTAAGGATAAGCACGGAAAAGCGGGGGAGAACAGGGGAAAGGCTAGGCAACAATGAAAGACAGAGCAACAAAGTGCGGTTAGGCTAAGCACAGCGAACACGCAAGGCCGACCACGCACAGCCAAGCCAACACCGAAGACAAGGAACCAGCGACAACGCAAAAATAAAAAGCACTTGGGCGTGCCACCCACCCACCCAACAAAAATATGTTAATCGTCATTCCTTGATGACTCGGTGTATTAAGGGTACTTAGTGTATCTAGGTCGCTCGCTACGCTCGCTCTGATATAGGTCCCCTACTCGTTCCTCGTCGGGGCGTGGATACGTCGAAGCACGCTCTGGACACCCCCGTGGGTTTGGACCGCAGTGACCACGAGGGGGAAGGTAAAAACACAGTACTTTACACACACCACTTCGCAAAATCTACGCACATCTACTGTTTTCAATGTACTGCGTTATCTCAGTCAGCCGAGTCGAACCGAGTCATACCTAGCCTAACCGAGGTAACTAAGTCACCAAAACGATCACACTTCTCCACCCACCTCTACCTTTCTTTATACACCCCCGTGATGGACCAGCCACCCTATGGGTAGGGGTATACCTTCGCAGGACTAAATTTTTTCCATAAAAAATCCCAGAGACCGTGGCGATACTCTGGGTTCAAACTAATAAAAAGGAATTAAGGACTGCACTCTGAAAAACAACTTTTCAACTGCAGGGCCCATTATACTACTTCGCTATTCCCTGTCAACTTCTTTTGTGTTAATATTCACTAACAAGATTAATTTATTATAAGGTGGTGCAATGAACACAGTACAGGTTAAGTTGGAAGACACTTATCACGACAAGTTACTGGCATTTTGCAGTCGCAATGGTGCGACGAAGGCTGACGTAATTCGTTATATGATTGACACACTACAATTAACAGAGGTGAACGATGTCGAATTTGACAGATGGTACGACAGCTTCCACAACCTTGGATAGTGTAGAGCAATCATTAGCTGACGACGACAAACAACCAGCTATCCCAGACCTCTCTGATATTTTAGAGCAGATAGACTTTGACGCGAAGCCATTGGAATATGGGAAGACGGCTGGCCAAGGTCACTTCCACGTGGGGAAATGGGGAGCGTTAATTTTAGAGCTTATCGCCAATCCTGCGGACGAGGAGTCTATCTTACAGACCTACGGCCTCACTAAGTATCAGTATGAGAACTTAAAAGCAAGCAAGCTGTTCCAGCAGGTCTATAAAGAGACAGAAAGTGCGGTGTTTTCGCAGGCAGCAAGCGGGGCGTTCCATTTAGCGGCACGACGGGTAGCAGAGCAAGGGCTTACGGTAATGGAGAACATTATCGCCTACGGTGAAGATAAAGATAAAATCAAAGCCTTTGAGACCGTCACTCGCCTGGCCAACCTTGACCCAGCCATTCAAGCGAAACTTAAAGACGATAAAATGGTACAAAGCGGTGTTCAACTGGTGGTGAATTTCGCTCCTGGGCTTGAGCCACCGAAAGCGTTTCAGGGAGCAAACAATACCATAATTGATGTGCAAGCGGAGAAAGTAGATGAAGTTTAAATTAAGTGAGAAAAATAAAGAAGCGATCAAGAGTAGCCTGCTCGTGGGTGTGAGCTTCGGATTGTTTTGGTATGGGTTGGTGTCTTATGCGTGGAGCGACCATATTAGTGCCGGCCTTGTTGGTGGTGTGATGTTTGTGGTTGGGCTACTACTAGGCCTTGCTACCACGTGGTACACAGAGGAGTAATAGATGTCGCAGATTGTGATGCCGACCTATAATCCATCTAGAACAGCGGTGGAGTTCCATAACAGTGACCACTTCGTGCGTGGTGTGGTGGCAGGCGTTGGTACAGGTAAATCGGTAATGATGATCCAAGAGCTACTGCGTCGTGGGTTTGCCCAAGACCCTGGTGTGGACGGAGTGAGACGGACACGGTTTGGGTTGGTACGTGCGACCTATCCGAGCCTTCGTACAACCACGGTGAAAACGTTTAGCCAGTGGATACCACCTCTACTCTCTCCTGTTCGCCAGACTGCGCCTATGACAGCGTTTTTCCGTGGGGGACTACCGGACGGGACGCAGTTTGATATGGAGTTTATCTTTATTGCATTGGAAAACGCGTCCGACGTACAGAAACTCAAGTCAATGGAGTTTACAATGATATTCATAAACGAGGCGCGAGAAGTGGCCTTTGAGGTTTATGATACGTGTAAAGAGCGTGTGGGGCGTTTCCCTACATTAGATCCGTTGACTGGGCTTGGTGGTTGTACATATAGTGGGGTGATTTTTGATAGCAACCCACCGGACGAAGACCATTGGATTGCGAAGCTAGACCGTAATCCGACAGAGAGTAGTAAGATATTCCACCAACCTGCACCATTCATTGAGAAGGTGAATGCCAAAGGAGAGATTGAGTACATTGACAATCCACTTGCAGAGAACTTGGAGTATTTGAACCAGAAACCGATGCAAAACGGTGTACCTTGGACGATAGAACAACGCCGTGCGTTTGGGTATGAGTATTACAGACGTATGTTGGACGGCAAGCCTAAACACTATATTGATACTGAGATTATGGGGAAATATGGGAGTAACTTTGACGGACGACCTGTGTATCAGGAGTATTGGTCAGAAGATATGGTGTGTGGCTATCCGTTGGAGTCTAAGTATGGCTATCCTGTTATTCTTGGTATAGACACCACAGGTCTTAACCCAGCGGTGGCGTTCGGGCAGTTAGAGATGGGGGTGTTGCAGATTAAGCACGAGCTATTGGCGTTGGATATGCCGTTCGTACCGTTCGTACGAGATGTGTTAAAACCGTTCTTAGCACAACATTACCCAGGTTATCAGGTGGTGGCATACACTGACCCGGCCAACCCACGAGATAGTAACCGAGGGGAGACACCTGTTCAGGTGCTTCGCCAGTATGGCATACAGGCGAAGAACGCACCGACGAATAAATTTAAGGCACGTATAGATAGTGTGATTAGCTTCTTGCAACGTCGAGGTGGCTTGTTGATAGACAAGCGATGTGAGAAAATAATCAACGGCTTCCGTGGCGGCTACCACTACCGACCATTGAACATCAGCGGGATAGGGAAAACCTATTCGAGTGAGCCAGTGAAAAACGAGTTTAGTCACTTGGCGGACGCTGTACAATACCTTTGTAACGGCATCCGTCACGGCTCAGATAATCAACAAAACCAACATTCATTTAGACGTGCAGCGTCTAAGCGTGTGTACTAAGGGGTAGGTAATGGAAATTAAAGAACACCTAGGTCTTGCTAAAAAGTTCAGCGAGAGCAAAGGGGAGAAAGCGACGGAGTTTAAAGACAGCCTAGCACGTATGGTGAAGTCTGACTTTGACGCAGCAGTGCGACACCGGTCAATGCACAAGTTTGGTGATTACACCGCGGAAGAAGTGTTGCAGAACTGCTACGCGCAATATTATGGTGAAGTACCGTGTGATATTAGAGAAGCGTTTGGTAATATGCCGATGCCTAGTCTCACGCAGTTGAAAGTGAGCGCACTTAATGCGTGGATTAGAGACTTATTGTTTGGCAGCGGTGGTACACCGTTTACGGTAGAGCCTACGCCAATTCCGGAGTTGAATAAAGAGATTGAAGACGAAGTACTTTACCGTGTTAAAGAAGTAATTTTCGGTGAAGTGGAAACAGTATTACCTACGTCTAAACTGGAAATGGAGAAACTTATTCGCCACGAGAAGAAATATGTCCGTGACGCTATGTTAGTAGCTGCTAACAACGCAGCGAAAGCGATGGAAACGGTAATGTGGGATCAGTGCATTGACGGTGGCTATAACAAGGCGATGAAGAAGTTTCTTCAAGACTTCTGTATTTATCCGTATGCCGTGCTAGAAGGACCTGTACCAGAAGTGCGGACGAATTTTGTGTGGAGCGGTAACACCCTTAAAGCCAAAGACGAGGTAGTCTATGCGGTGAACCACGTGAGTCCGTTTGACTTTTTCTGGTCGTCAGATAGCACAGACGCACAGGACGGGTCGTATGTTATCGTTCGCAAGCGTTACTCACGTCAACAGCTAGTTAAAATGGCGAAGTTAGACTCTTATATTAAAGAGAACGTAGTGGCAGCACTAGAGCATTTCAGTGACGCTAACACACCTGTTAACTGGCTAGGTGGTAACCCAGAGACTTCTGAGAATATTATTGCGTGGGACGGTAAGACAGCGATAGAAGTGCTTAAATATTATGGTGCGGTGCGTGGTGCGGTGCTGAAAGAGTACGGCTTAAAGGACGTAGAAGACAACGAGTATTATGAGTGTATCATTCATACGCTAGGTTGCTTTACATTAAAAGTGGTGATTAACCCTAATCCTAACGGGCATAAGCGTCCAATTTATGTCACAAGCTACGAGAAGACTGGAAATGGGGTGATGGGCTTCGGTATTGCACAGAAAGTGCGAGAAGTTGAACGTGCGTTCCAAAGTTGCCTTCGCGGTATGATTAAAAATATGGAATACTCCAGTGGCCCGATTGGTGAGGTTGACTTTAGTCGTATTCAACAGTGGATTACTGATGACCAAGTAGGTGATATTGAGCCATTCACGGTGAACCCAGTTGATCCAGACCCTGTTGGTGGTGGTCGTCCAGCTTATATGTTCCATAACTTCCCGAATAACACGGCCGCATTAAGTAACGTGTGCCAGTGGTTTATGTCTCTCGCAGACATTATGACGCAAATTCCAGCGAGTATTCACGGTCAACCGGTAGGTACAGGTGCTAACCGTACGTTCCGCGGTATGTCTATGTTATACGGTAACGCATTGAAAGGTGTGCAGAGTGGGATTACAAACATTGACGACGATGTTGTCTCTCCGTTTGCGACAGCTTTATATATGTATAACTTGAAATACAATGACCGTAAAGACATTAAAGGTGACGCGAAAGTTGTTGCTCGCGGTGCAAGTGGTCTTATGGAGAAAGAGCTTAAGAAAAATGATATGCTCGAAGCAGCACAGGTTGTGGCGAGTCTTGCTCAAACAGGACGAGTTAAACCAGAAGCGATTGACAAAGCGGTTGAGCGTGTGTTACAGGCTCTTGACTTGGTGGACTACGACCTTGACGACGTTATGGATAAGATTACTGGTGCGGGCGACGTGCAGGTTGACCCAATGGCTATGTTACAGGACGCACCACAAGGTCAACCACAGCCAGAACAGGTTGAGCAGTAAAAATAATTTACATAAGTTAGTTGCTACTTACTAACTTATGTAATAGAATGTGTTGTAATATCAAAATAGGGGAAGAACTATGAGTTCACTAAATGGCCGTAAAATGAAACTTGGCGACGTAGTTTACGACGTACTGAAAGGTATGGGTCAAGTTGTTAAAGATGGCGGTGGTTCATTGAATGTTGTTGTTCGTTTCAAGGAAGGCGACGAGTTATCTTACGCACAAGACGGTACATTCCAAGGATATAAACGTTTATACTGGAAACCGCCTTACATTTTAGAACCTCGTGGGCCAGACGATAAAGCGTATGACGACGCGATTGCGTTAATCACACCTATCTATGAAAAGCTGGTAGCACGTGAAAAAGGCAATAAATAAGTGGCAGGACTTTATTTGGGATAAGGTGATTGTCCCATTCGCAGACCTGTTCAGAATTGATTGTGAATACTGTTGGTGGTGGCGTGGATTCTTCGTTGGGTCGATTGCTACCACGCTTGTGTTCCTACTTATCTACAAACTAATGGAGTTGCTATGACGTGCGAAGTGTCAACAAGTCGCAAAGTCGGTAATAGTGTTCAAGCTCAAGACCGAAACGTGCTGTTCAACGCGCGTTCAAGCAACACTATTTCGCATATTTTCCACGTAGATCCGTGCGTACCATTAAAGATTTGTACGTTTGGACTATCAGATGGAGAGTATTTGACCTTACATAAAGTACACCCTAAAGCTGGCGTTATGCCACAAGGTAGTGGGTGTATTTGTAGTGCTGAACCTGGTTCAACTACTAACATCGAAATGAGCGAACCGTTTAAAATCGGTGGTGAAGTAGTTAAAGTAACAAACGAAAACAGTGCATTGTTCTTAACAATCCCTGGTACATTTATGCTTGAAATGAGTAGTGCTGACCTAATCGGTAAGATTTTCTGTACTATCTCTAAAGCAGAGTGCTGTTGCTTACCGAATAAACTAATTATTGGGAACTAACTATGGCTAAAACAGTACAAATTATCTCCCCTGATTCAAATTCAACCATATCAAAAATCTTCCAAGTTCGCTCTGGGTATGCTATGGTTGTGTCATCATTTAACTTCAAAGGTGTAGCTACCGACGAATACGGTGAAGTCACTCGCGAAGGTGATTGTGCAGTATTACACAAATTGAAAATAGAACACGGTCAAATGCCACACGGCAACGGATGTAGTGACAACACTTGTCATACGTGTACGTTTGAAGCAACTGACTTAAAAATCGTTGGCTCTGAGCCAGTAATGGTGTGTAACGAGACCTTAACACACCACTGTGGGCAGAACTTAACTGTCCTAGCAGTACCAGGTTTCTATATGTTCGAGTTGTGTAATGCACAATCGTTAGGTGAAGTCGCGATTGAAGTAGAAGAAGTTTCTGCTGAGACTGCGCACTTGATCCCACAAAACTTTTTCCACGGAGCTTAAAATGGCAAGATGTATGAAATGCGGTAAATCAGCAGGTATTCCTTCTTCTATTCCTATGAAGGATATGCGTACTGGTACAATGCGCACCGTAACAACAAGCGCAGATTTAGCTGGTGCTAAACCTAAGTTAAAAGACCAGCGTGGTATGAACCAAACTAAACTTAACGTGAAGAACCCTCTACGTGGCTAAGATTAGATTCGGTGCTTACACCGTAACCGAAGAAGATATGAATATGTTGACAAAGCTGTTCGCAGACCCGCTAATGGCCCAACAGTTCGTATCTTTTTTGGATAAGGTGAAGCGTACCAACGAGCAGTTGCACGGTCAGACAGCCCAGATGTATTTAATGACTGACTCTCCGGAGCAACGTGCTATGTCCTTGTCTTATAAAGGCAAGGCGGAGTTTGCGTTAGAAATGACGCAGTTAGTTAAACAAGTCAATAAATAGGACACGGATTTATGGCTAAATATCAATTTGCGGATCAAGCCCGCAGAGTTCTGGAAGAAAACGGAGTAGTTGTCAACGATGACGGTACTACTGGATTTGCTAAACAGCCAGAACAAGTTGTTGTAGGCGGAGAGCCACAACAAGAAGCACCTGTACAAACTACTAATGTAGTACAGGAAGCACCACAGGAGCAACCAACTCAAACAGAAGCACCTGCACAAGCTGAACAAGCTACACAGGTAGAGAAAGACGAGCGTGATCGTTTAATCGAGATGCAACGTCAAGAGTTGGAAGAATTACGTGCGAAAGCAAACCAAGCTCCTGCACAAACACAGCCTGTTAAATCAGAGCGTGAAACAGAATTAGAGAACGAACTCGCAGCATTACGCGCACAGCTATCTGAAAAAGAAGTAGCGCAGTCAGCAGACGAGTTCCGTGCTATGTTGGAAGCACAAGGGTTCGAGAGCGAGCATTTAGACGATGACGTATTATTAGAAGTACGTCGCCAGTTAATCGCACCAACAGCGAAGAAATTATCTGCGTTAGAACAACGTCTCGCTAAAGCGGAAGAAAAATTCCGTGACCCTACTCCAGCAGAACTTCTTGAGCAAACCAAACGTAATGCAGTGCAAGAAGTTAAGAAAGCAATCCCAGACTTTGACACAATCTTCAACTCGAAAGAGTTCAAAGATAAGTTAATGTCTACCGACGACCGATTCCCTACGGCTACTTATGGCCACGCTCTACAAGAAGCGTTAGAGAACGGACGTTCAGACTTTATTATTCGTGAAGTAAAAAACTTTATGGGTGGTAAGACAGATCCTTTAGCGTCTATCGCAGACGTAAGTGGGTCAAATGGTGCTGGTAAAGCGTCAGAAGCGAAAGCGGAAGAAAGTGGCTTTACGTACACCGATGAGGAAGCTAGAAAAATGTTGAGAGCATTCCAAATGCGTGATATTTCTCGACAGGAGTATAGTGAATATCGATCAAAACTGGACGCACATCGTCTAGGTAAATAACACAATAGGAGCTAACAATGGCGCAAGCAGGTTTAGGTTCAGCGTCCGGTTATGGCAGTATCCACGATACTCCTCTCGCAACGAAAGGTTACCATAGCCGTATCATTGAACGCGGTTGGGAAAAAGACATCTTAGGTGAGATCGTTAATACCCGTATCGTAGCGCAAGCGTTCGACTGTAACCAAGTCGTAGAATTTATCTTACAACCGGACGTAGGCCCGTGGCGTAAGTATGAAGATAACCAAGTTATCAAACCGGACACCGTACAAATCACTTCGGTGCAAATGACTCTTTGTAACCAAGCGTACAAAGCGATCAAAATTGATAACAACTTACAACGTAATCTTTGCCAATTCTGGTCAAAATTCGAAGCAGGTTTCTTAGATTCTTGCTACCGTGAATTATCTGGTATGTGGCACAGCTTCGTATTATCAGCAATGGTATTAGAAGCAGACCGTCGCAACAAAGGTGCTAACGCTGGCCGTGATCGTTCAATCAATTTAGGTACAGTTGGCGATCCAGTTCGCGTAACCCCAGGTAACTTACCTGTAAACTTAATGAACTTACGTAACGTATTAGTACACAACAACCGTTGGAAAAATGGTGAAATGTTCTTAATCGTTCCACCTGAGTTCAGTAACGTAGTTATCCAGTCTGAATATCGCTTAGCGGCTGATATTTCTTGCTGTAAAGATCCGTCAATGTTGTTAACTGGTGAATTACCAGGACAATTAGCGGGTTTCCGTACTATTGAGTCAATGCGTACAATCAGCGCGTTCGACACAACAGTGAACAAACAAGCGTATTACATCTTAGCGTTCTGGAAAGAAGCGTTTGCTTTCTATGGTGACATCACCGAAGGTCGTATCATTGAAGATAAAGACTACTGGGGTCGTCAATACCAAATGGCAGCGTTGTGGGGCGGTAAAGCAATTTACGGTGATGCAATCGCAGTTGGCTATTGGACTTTTGAGTAAGGAGTTTAAAAGATGGCAAATGTAATGCTAACATTAGGTGGCCCATACCGTTACAACCATTGTTCAGTTGGCCGTAACACAGTATACGACGAAAGCACAAATGGCGTAGCAGAACGCATCGCGGGTGAGTATATGCACGGTTTATTTACCGTGGGTAACTCTTTAAACCCTATGTTCAGCGAAGGTCAAGCGGAAGCGTTAGACTCTGCTAAAGTGGCAGCAGGTGATTTTATCGGTTTATTCGAGATCCCAGCTAACCATACGTTGTTAGACGTAGCAGTTCGTACGTTCCCAGTACAAGCTGAGCGTGGTTACCAAGGTAAATTAAACGCTGACGGTTTAGTAGTTTCAGTAGAAGCTCGCGAATACAGCCAAGAAACGTTAGAACCTACCGGTAAAACCATTGACTTAGTAACAGCGTTAAACGGTGTTGCAGTAAATGAAGCTGCATTCAAACGTAGCGCAGTTAAACCTGATGAAGGTGGTCACTGGATTGAAAGCGATAAATTTATCGTATTAGGCTTAAAAGTGGATAGTCTTCCTTCGGAAAAAACTGTCAAATTATCTGACATCACTGCTCGTGTAGAAGTGACTGGTCACGTGTTTGACTACGAATGTCCTATTCACGTTTAACGACGGGGCGTGGGGTAACACCCACGCTTTAACTTATGGCACGAAAATTTACGGACTTAGCCCGCCAAGCTAGAGAACGTTACAACCAACAAACAGATGGAGACCAAGAGATGGCTCAAGATACAATGAATGTTGCCCCACCAATGGCAAAAAAAGCAAAATATTTACGTGACGCAGACGGTAACTTATATCCGTGGGTTCCTGAATTAGCTGCACGTGGTGATTTAGTTGCAGCTTATGATCCTGACAAACCAGACGCGTTTGCAGACGATCAAGCACAGATTGCGTTAAATCGTGAGTTAGAAATTGCAAAAGAACGTGCAGACGCAGAAGAAGTAGCTCGCCTTGAAGCACAAAAACGTGCGGAAGAAGAAGCAGCTAAACGTGCGGAAGCAGAGCAAATTGCACAAGCTAACCAACGTAACTTGACACAAGCGCAAGAAGCGTTAGCACGTCAAGAAGAAGAACACGCTAAACAAGTAGCTGCACTTCAAGCACAAATTGACGCAATGGCTAAACAACAAGCGGAAGCTGTTATTGAAAAGCCAAAGAAAGCTAAGAAAGCAAAAGCAGAGAAACCTGCTGAAGTAGAAGTTCCTGCTGAAGAAGTGAAAGAAGAAATTAACTTTGACGAATTGGATGACTAATGACTACGATTAGTGACTTGATTGTCCGCGCAGCGCGTGACTTAAATGACTATACAGACGGAGTGCCTAACAAACAATTCCAACGCTGGTCGCAAGAACAGCTACTTGGTTATTGGAACGAAGCACTTTGTGTGATGTATTCTCTCAATCCGAGTAAATTTAAGTGCGCAAAAGTAGCTAAGTTGAAACCTGGTATCAACCAAGTGTTCGACGAGTGCAAGCGTGTACTATCGGTCATTGGTGTAAGCGACAAAGACGGTAATGTACTTTATGAGATCGAGCAAGACTCTGAAGACAAGAAGTTAAAATGGGGTGGTTTTAGACCTCGCCATTGCACGACGTTTACCCACAATCGTGATTTTAAGTTAACCAGTTATCGAATTTTGACAGATAAGGACGGCTCGGTCATGGTTAAACCAGCCGTACCTTATGGTATGGACGTTCATCTTAAGTTTATGTGTGAAACACCACCACGTGAATTTACGATGAACATTTTAAGTGCTACGGCAGAACAATCGAACTGCATTGATGTGACAATGGGCGTACACTGGGTATTGTTTCGAGCGTTGATGGTAGATGAAGAAAGCCAGTCGTCAAATTCACTCGCAACGCAGCACTTAAACTTGTTCTTTAAATTATTAGAAGTCAAATCAGAGAATGATAAAGATAGCAACTACAATCTGGAAGGTTTACCAAGTGTACTTAAACAGGTAGTTGCACGTGAAATAGCGAGATACCAGTTGGGGATTAAATAATGTTAGACCAAGTTGAAACTGTACCATTATCCTATTTCATTGACGAACTTATGTTATTAGACGGAATGGAGCAGCCAATGGCGGAAGACTATATTCGCAAGGCTGCTATTGACTTCTGTACTAAGACACAGATTATCAGACGCACGGTAGAGATTGAGTTAATCTCGTGTGCGGACGAATATTTACTGGATCTTGAAGAATGTGACCGTGTGGTGAGTATTCAAGAAGCCTGTGGGTACGAGGTATTAAGTAAAGAACCTTGTACTGGACCGAATTGCAGCGGACACTACGTATGGTACGTGTCGCCAAATAGCTTAAAAGTTAGCCCTACACCTGTCGTTAGTGGGGACAAGTTAAGGGTCGTGGTGGCCGTTGCACCTAAACAAGATTGTTGTGAATTAGACGAACTCTTATACCAGAACTATCGCGAAGCGATCATTGATAAAGCACTTTCAATGTTGTATAAGATTAAACAGGCACGTTGGTTCGATTTAAATCTCGCAACTGTACACGAAAGAGATTACAAACAAGCTGTCACACTAGCCGGAGCGGATAGATTACTCGGTGTTAGACGTGGCAAAATCCGATTGAGAGCAGGTGGTATTTATGGCTAATTGTGGTTGCAAGCCGTGTAGCAAAGAGTTACCGGACGCAAAAAGAAAATGTAAAGAGTTCTCGTTGTGTGTAGGAAACAAATCGCTGCATTATGACGGGAACTGTTTATATGTGACAGACAGAAAGTTCAAGATCCCTAACGGTACATACACGTCAATCACATTCCAAGAAGGGTGTATTGTTGATGTTGGAGAAGCACCTTTACCTGTTTATACACCACAAGCGTGTTGTGACGGCGAAGCACCGACCAATGTGGTGCAAGTTGAACCTCTTACTACTTCAGATGAAGTAGGCAATCTCGCTAAGATTGAGAACAACAAACTCACCGTTAACCCTGCGTGGAAGAATACTGACACTGTAACAGTTGGTGGCAATGGTACAACTGATAAACCGTGGAAAGCGAGTGTTAAACTTGACCCTACGCATAACCGCATTTCAGAAAGTGCGAAAGGATTGAAGGTAGAATTAGAGTTCGCTGACTCTGATACTGTTTCTATTGAAGGTACTGGTTCGAAAGATAGTCCGTATAAGTTTAACGTAAATACGATCCGTGCGACTCTACCAGAGATTAATGCAGTGGAAGTGGTTGGTAATGGGTTTACTATTACTAAAACGGGTTTAGTGAAAGCTGATCCTAACCTAAATATCGTAACAAACTTAGAATTTATGAGTGATGCGTTTACAGTAATTAACACTGGCGTGGCTACACAGGTTGTTGTGAATGAACCGAAGTTACGTTCTGGCGCGCTAGACTATGACACAGTGGTCAGCAACATTATCGCAAATCCTGATCTGGTGGCTAAGTTGAAAGCAGCACTAGGAGTATAGTATGAACTTACTCTATAAGAACTTTAAAGGATTAATGCCACGCTATGACGACCATCTCTTAGGGGATGGTTTTGCCACAACTGCGAAAGACGTAAATTTGTGGCACGGTACGTTACGCCCGTTTCGTGAGAAGAAGCTATGTCACGCGATCAAAGCGACAACGAAGTCAGTGTTTTATGACAACTGTTGCTGGAAAGAGTTTGACAAGTGCGTTGAATTTACGCGTATGAATACGACCTGTGGTAGACAGGTTGTGACAGGGTTATTTGATTACCCTGCTACTGCGTGTTCTGACGAATGTGAACCTAAGTGGATTCGCTTAGGGCTACCTTCTCCGAAGGGTACGTTATCCGTAGAGCGTCTCGATCCGTTAAAAGAGATCCAAAGTTGCTATTCAGAGAACCTAATTGACGCGATTGACTACCAACGTGTGTCAAGAACTTACGTTTATACGTATGTAAATAGCTGTTGTGACGAAGGCCCACCTAGTTATCCGTCTGAGCATATTGACGTTGACGACGGTGGCAGAGTTATGCTTACTGGCTTCGCTATCCCACCGGCTGAATACGGGGTTGAAAAGGTACGTATCTATCGCCTTGCGAGTGGATTCGATCAAACAAATACCACGATTGATAACTTTATGATTGAGGAAAAGAACGCATTAAGTGAGTTCTATCTTGTAGCGGAAGTAAATATCAATGACGGTGCGTTCGTAGACGATAAGCACGATTACGAGCTAGGTTATGCCTTGGAAACGCAGGAGTATGCAGCACCACCTAAAGATTTACGCGGTATTATCTCTGTTGACGGTACACAGTTAGCTGGTATTACAGAAGGAAACAAAGTTCGCTTTTCAACGCCTAACTTCCCACACGCGTGGCAGGAAGCTGACGAGCTTACTATCCCAGATACGATTCAAGCACTGATTGAGTTTAACCACAACGTTATTGTTTTAACTTGCGGTGCGGTGTATCTGATTGAGCCGATTGAAGACTGTAAGACAGTTGGTTGTCGCAGAGTACGCAAGACGTTGGAAGACTATCCACTAATTAGTTGTTGTGGTGGTCACGGTTATACACTTACACCTAAAGGTGTTGTGTTTGCGTCTATTGATGGGTTGATCCTAACAGACGGTGTTCAAGCGAATAATATCACTTCACCCTACTTCGCACCTGATGACTGGAAAGCATTGCACCCTGATCGTATGAGTGTTGCATACAACAGAGATAGCGTATATTTCTTTAGCGACGTTGCTAGTTATTGCCTACAATTCCCTGTAAGTTTAGCTTCGTGGGAAAACTCTAATTTAATTGAGTTATCAGACAAACCACAGTTTGCCTTCGGAGCAAACGACGAGCTTTATTTAGTCGAGAAAGACGGGGTGTATCGCTGGGATAGAGGTGATAAGTTACGTCCGTATCAGTGGGTAGGTAAGAAAGAGATTTCGCCTACGCAGATAAACTTTGCGGGAGCGAAGGTAAGCCGATATAATAACGGAGATGTTACGTTCAGACTCACTGGCGATAATATCTTAATCAAAGAATACGAACCGGTGGAGACAGAGAAATTCCGCCTACCAAGTGGTCGCAGAGACGTTGAGTTTCAAGTTGGCCTACAAGGTACAGCAGAAGTGTATCAAGTTGAGGTTTCCACAAGTTATAGAGAGTTAGGCACGGTATGAAAGTACAAACAGTAAAATTCCCACAAACCCCTGAAGCTACCCTTGAAGAAGTCAATAAGCTACGTGTGTTTATTGACAAGTATCACCAAGAGCGTTTTAACTATGAGCAAACTATGCCATCTGAAATGGTTGCGGTTATGTGGCACTCCGCACAAGTTGACTTCCTTGAAGTATTAAACGACGAGGAAGAACGTGTAGGTGTAGCTATGGTAAGTATTTACCCGAAAGGTGACGAAACTCGCGGTGCAACAATGATGGCAGCATACATTGACGAACAATATCGCGGGCAGGGTTTATTTAAGCAGATGATTGGATTAGCGAAAGTTGTCTATCGCGCACGTAATATCACCACGCTTGATATTCCGGTAGATAGTGACAAAGACTTAAGCTGGTTCGGTGGTCTATATATGAAGACATACAGATCGGAGCTGTAATATATGGCTGGTAGTTCTTGGCAAAACGTACCCATTAAAGAAAATAACTCTGCGTTTCCTGCGATTGTTCCAGGTGCAGACGCTACCCCACCTACGCCTTCTTCCTCAAAAGGGAAGGACGCCAATGACTTTCCAGGTGCGTTAAACGCTGGGTGGAGTGACTATTTCCAATGGGCGAGCAAGGACTACTCCGCGTGGCAAGCACAGTTCGATAAAGCCGAAGCTGCACGTGTAGAAGAAAGCCATCGTTGGTTGAAGTATTATGAAGACGTTTACAACAATGAAATGAGTTGGTGGAAGAAAATCACTATGTTCGCCTTGAACGGTATTCAGTTGTGGGCGTTATGGAAGCAGTTCCAACAACAACGTGATTTAGCCGACAAAACCTACGACATTGCAAAACGTGTGCAAAAGATTGCGGAAGAACTATTCGACTTCTATAAAGGAACTTACTACCCGCACGAAATTGCACTTGGTAAACAGATCAATGATTATTTTGCACAGCCATACTGTGCAGACTACGAAGGTACTGGTGCTAAGTTTGAAGAAAATATGCGAATGGCGTTCCGTAAATCACGCGAAGACGTTACTCGTTGCACTAGCTCTAATTGTGCCAAGTTTACAGATAGCGACGCATTATCTTGGGCTATTGAGCAAGCACAGTCTGTTGGTAACGCACGTAACGGTGCATATCGCTATGAAGAACTCCGTAAAGATACCAAAGACAATAAGTGGTTAGAGTTACGAATGAAGTATCTACAAATCGGACGTAACGTTTCTGCTGAAGGTCAGCAAGGTATTATGAAAGCGTTTAATACGTTTAGTAGTTTCGGAGCAGACCCAGGTGCTGCACTTAACCAGTTGCTAGGTACACTGTCAAGTACAGTCGGACAAATGATTTCTTCTCCTGTATCGCCGAAAGGACAGTTACCGGATATTAAACAAAGCAATCTTATGTATCAACCTTACTTTGCGAACGTTATGCAGTCTGGTGATATTCAGCCGGCTAAACCACAGAAACTTTCTTACACGGGGTAACAGATGGCTAATTTAGATAACTATAAGCAACTTGCCGATGCGCAAGGGAGTGCGTACGAGAAAGCGTTAAAAGCCCGTGTAGATCACGAACTTACTGAACAACGAAAGAACTATACGTCTTGGGCGAAAAAATTTGAAGCCGCAGAAGACCAACGTCGTATTGAAGAAAATAACTGGCGAGAGTTTTACAAAAAGGTCTACGAGGAAGAAAACACGTGGTGGAAAGATCTTATCTTCTATGTGTTGAACGGCATACAACTCTGGGCGTTGGTTCAACAATATAACCAACAGAAAGAGATTGCCGACAGAGTTTATGACCTGGCCAATAGACAGCAGTCACTAGCAGAAGAAATGTATGGCCACTATAAAGCGCAGTATCAACCGCACGAGATTGCGTTAGGTCAACAGATTGACAACTACTTCGCTAAACCATACAGACCACAGTACGATACAACTGGTGGTCGTTTTGTCGTTAATGCCCGCGCACAGATGACAGGTAAGCGACGTGAAGTATTAATGTGTGCCAGCCAATACTGTACTGGTGCAGTTAAGACTGCGTTGCGTGACTTAGCGGTAAAAGAAGCAAACTTAGTTGGTAATGCGATGAACAGTGCAATCAAATACGAGAACCTACGTGAACAACGTATGGAAGACAAATGGTTGCAAGTTCGCTTATCGTTTATTCAAACTGGACGTGGTGTATCTGGTCAAGCTGTTACAGGTATTGACGGTGCGCTTACAGCATTTAGCCGATTTAACGCAGACCCAGGCGCTGCATTAAGTCAATTATTAGGTACTGCGGCATACACGATTGGTGGTATAATCCCTTCACCTAATTCTTCACGCGCTGCTCCGATTGTGGAAGCAACGCCAGCATACACACGTGGTTCTGCTACGACACCGCGTTATGTTTCATCAGTAGTAAAAGGATAAATTATGTTTATTATATCTCCAACTAGAGGTGGTTATCGCGGTGACGTGGTAAATAGCGGTTTTCGTCAAGGCCGTCAAGACGCTTATCGTGATTATATTGACAACTACAACTTCGCATTAAGAGCAGACGCTGCGACAAATGCGGAGAACCAAATGAACGTACAACGAGCGGCTAACAATTACGCATTACAAAACCAAATGCGCAGTGGCGCACGTAATGAAGCCTACAACTTCATCACCGACAGCGGTAAGATCGACGACGCGCTAACTGCGACTGACATTAACTTTGTGAAAAATGCTGACTTACGTAACCCAGAGACAATCCAACAATTAGGTGAGTCACAGGCTACACAAGTTAGAGCAACGCAAAATGCCAATGAAAACGCTGCTGCATACAAAGCTAACAAAGCTCAATCCTATGTCGAGCAACAACCGTTGGAAGCGAGAGAGCGTGAAACCAAATTAGAGTCAGGTATCACAACTAACCAGTTTAGTAAACAGAAAGGTTCTTTAGGGATGGAGTCTACTGACTGGTTGTCTACCTACGGTGGTGAAAAAGGGTATGAGTCATACATTGACAAACTTGTAGACGCAAGAACAACAGAACTTGTGGAAGAAGCTAGACAACGTGGCGAGGTGCTAGATCCAGTTGAGGTTAAACAACAACTCGCGTCAGACCCAGACTTCATCAAACAAGGGTATTCTGAATACCAACAAGTGCTATCGCAAGCACAGAACCAACACAACTTAAGTAGCGGGTATTACACCGACCAAAACGGTAATCCAGTAAACCCGCGATATGGTTCAAGAAGTAGAAGTGATGTCGGTACAAAATCTACAACCACAAAGGCAAGTAACCCACAGATTAAGTCATACAAAATGGGCGAAAGTTTTGAAGCATTTAAGAACGCTACTCCACACGAGTATATCTCAGCTAACGCAATTCGTAGCGGTAACACAATTTATCTCGCAAATGGTCAGATGATTACCTTCCCGCCCGATACAGATATGAACGAAGTAGTGAAACAATATCAAAAAGATGATATGATTAACAACGCAGAAAAAATTCAATAAAAAGGTGAGTAACTAACAATGTCTAAAGAATTAGAAAGTTACTTGGATAATAAAAACGTCCAAGCATTTTTAGGTTTAATTCGTGACACGGAAGGGACAGCGAAAGGTGCTGACCCTTATCGCGTTTATGGCGGTAGTGCGAAAAACCAAATCAAAGACCTTTCCAAACCAGACTTCAAACGCTGGGGATTTACACAAACTGATGGTAAGAAAAATACGTCGTCAGCAAGTGGTGCGTATCAGTTCTTAGAGCGTACGTGGAATGGTTTAGCTAAACAACACGGTCTAACAGACTTTTCACCACGCTCACAAGACTTAGGTGCGATTGCATTGCTTAAACAGTCTGGTGCATTAGACGCAATCTTAAAAGGTGACTTTGACACCGCTGTTAAGAAAGCTAACCGTACGTGGGCAAGTCTCCCTGGTTCACCTTACGCACAGCACACTCGCAGTAATGACTATGTAGCGCAGTCATTGGCGAAGCACTTAGGTGAAGACGTAGACCTGGCCAAGTACAAGATTCCGGTAGGTGGTGAAAACCCAAAGCAGAAAGCACCGACGCAGGTGAACAAGTCGACTTCGCAAGCAACTCCGGTGCAGACACAGACAGTATCGACTTCACCAGTGACAAACCAAAAGGTAACGACAACAAGCGTAGTGCTGACAGTAGTGTCACAGATCTTGCGTTTGTTCCGCAAGCGGTAGCGCAGTTAAACGACGGTACGCAGATTGTACCTGAGAACCAAGCAGAAAGTGCGTTCCTACAACACGTGGCGAATAACCCGACACGGACCGACGAAGAAAAAGAACGTATCGCTAAGATGGGAATGTTCTTAGGCCCAGATAAGTTTGACGTTGACTTCACTGCACAAAAACGCGCTCAACTCCCTACTGAGTTGGACGAACCTTTAAGACGAATGATTAGAGAAGTATAAATATGGGAAAATACGACACGATCCTATTAGGTGAGAGCGGAACGGAAAAACCTCAGTTCAAATCGAAATACGACAATATCTTATTCGGAGACACCACACAGCCAGCAGAAGTACCTGCTGGCGAAGTCGTATCTGAAACACAGGAAAATACTGAAGGTCCATTAGCTGGATTACCACAACAAGAAGCAAGTAAAGACTACAAGTCTTACTTAGGCAACTACGGTGTTTCTGCTGATTACGGTAACAATATCACTTACAGCGACCTTAACAAACGTATGGAAGCTGACAAGGTAGATACTAACGTTCGCAGAGAAATCCAACAAGAGTGGTTCAAAGGATACCAGAAGTATATCGACCGCTTACCGGAAGGTGACGAGAAGAAAGCACATCAAGAACACCTTAAAGAACTATCCGAACTTCCTACTACTTATTTAGAAAATACGGTAGGTAATGCGTTAGCTGAAGGTGCGAAACGAGGTATCGTAGGAACAGAAGCCGTTGCGGAAGGAGCTAAAAATTTAGCAACTAGTTATGTTGATTTATCAGACGAAGAACTACTCGCTAAGTATGATCCTGCGTTACTTGAGCAAATTAAGAAAGCTGGTGGCGTAGACCATTTACGTCAGATCGGTATGGCGACTAAGTTGCAAGATGAAGACCTTTCTGGTATGGGTACGACAGCATTGCACGGTGCTACGCAAGAACAACGAGAACTAGGTACTAAGATGCTCAACGTACTTTCTGACGCACGTTCGAGAGATACTTTAGCTCGCACAGACAAAGAAGGTGAAGAAGTTGTTATGGACGATGGTCGTGTAGTTAAAATGTCTAACTTACAGGCTGCGGATTATTACAACAAAGCACGTTCACGTATTGCTGGTGAAGACGAAGCAGCAAAAGAGTTTAATGAAGACGTACTCAAATCGCTTTCAACTGCGAACGGGTGGAAACACTTACTAAATGCAGGAGCGAGATCATCTGCGCAAAACGTACCTACGTTGTTAGCTGGTACTGCGGTTTCATTCGTCGCTCCGCCTGTTGGTATTGCCATTATGCAAACGGGTAATATTTCCGACCAACAACTGCAAGGTATTCAAGATCTAGCGGATAAAGAATACAAAAAACAACACGGGGAAGACGCAGAAGTCACTTCATTATCGTCAGCAGAATACCTTAACTTCCTAGATAAACTTGCGGAAGAAGGTAAGGTTTCTGAACAAGCTGCGGACAGCTTTAAAACAGGTTTCGCTATGACACTAGCCGAACAGGTTACTGGTGGCGTAGTAGGTAAACTTGGATCTGCGTTATCTGGGATGACTGCTAAAACTTTAGCCGGAAAACTTGCTGCTACGTCTGGCGCGGTGGGTATTCATTTAACTGACGAAGGGTGGCAAGAAGTAGCCTCACAAGTAGTAGAGAACGTGCGAAATGATAAACCGTGGAATGAAGGTTTAGCGCAAGCGTTTACACAAGGTGTGTTCTCTATTGAAGGTGTGCTACAACAAGGCGCAAAAGGTGTTGGTAAACTGAAAGAACTCAAAGGTAAAGATAAAGAAGCAGTTGAGAAAGCGACCGAGCAAAATCTCGCTGAAACAGCAGAGCAAGTAGCTGAAACTAAAGCGGAAGAAACGCCAGCAGAACAAACCGAACCACAGGCAGAACCAACTGCTGACGATATTAATACTCAGCTTGAAGAAGCACGTGAGCAACAAGAACCTGACTTTGACCCGCTACACACTCGCGAGTCTTTAATGTCTGAGTACGACGTGATTACACGTGCTATCGGTAATGGTGAACCAACGCCTGAACAATCGCAACGTTTAGCGGACATTGAGAGTGAGTTCACAACACAGACTAAAAATGAGAAAGGTCAGACTGTAACCCGTAACGAGTTTGCTAAGGCTTACCGCGAATGGCAGACTGGCACAGGTGAGTTTGCAACAACACAGGACACGGTAAATGAAAGTAGAACTGATAATCGAGATGGCTCGCAAGATGTTAACGGGCAGCCTATCGAACAAGGAGCTGTTGTCTCTGACACCAGCACAACGGAACACAGTGGTAAAACTAGCGAACCAGTTTCGCCAGTTGAAACCGAAACCACTACCACAGGACATAGCGAGTCCAACACGGGGGTTACTGAGAATCCTGTTGAACAACCGAACAATAACACGTCAGAAAGCGATCCAGTTGGGCTTGACGGACGCACCGGAGAAACAGTCGGTGGACGACGAGAACAAGGAGAACTGGGGCAAGAAAGAAGCCAACAAGGTAATCAATCTTCGCAAGAGACAGTCTCTGGAAGCACAGACAGCGGAGTACGCGAACGCACGAAAAGCGATAGCGTGGGAGAAACACTAACGCCTAGCGAAAGACTGGCATACCCTTCATTTATGTCTGACGAGGAAATCATTGCGTCCAAGAATAGACTAAAAGCGTTTTGGGAAGAAGCCAAGAAAGACGCGAATACCCGCGAGTTCTTAAAGGCTGACAAAGGTACGTATAATTCTAAAGCTGAAATGGTTTCAGCTATGCAACGTGCAATGTCAGAACATTTAGACGACGCTGAAACAAACGCGGAATTATTTAAACACGCGTCTTACCTGGCCAACCAACATAAAGGAAGAAAAGGCTGGGGTGGAAAAAGTGCTGACATCGCTTTACCAAACGGAGCTAAGATGTCGTTATCTAACGTAATTGGTTCTGCGGAGAAAGCACACCGTACTGAGCGTAGTAAAAATGAAACAAAACCGGAAAGTAAACGAGATACTGTGGTTACTGAACAGTCCGCAGAACAACCTTCTGTACCTAACAAAACAACAAAGATTAGCGCGTCTGATCTTAATTCTTCACGCAAAACAGATGCTACTAAGACCGGTAATGCTGAACAAAAACCTTCAGTTTCAGATAGTAAGGTAGAGAAAGAAAATGCCAAACGTCGTGCGATTGAAGAAGCAGTTGCGAGCGAGAAAGAGCGAATTGAACCTGAATCACGTTTTACTAAAGAATTTAAAGGTAATGACCTTCGCACTAACCAACGTAAAGCGTATGAGTTATTGAAAGGTGCGGACGAAAAAACGCAAGAAGAAATCCGTGAAGCGTTCTTTAAAAACTCACCGACTGCGTCAACAGCGTCGTTTGAAGCAGCGAAACGCGGTTACTTACGTCCTAACGCACGTAACCCTAAACACCAAGCGTTCGCAGGTAGCCGAGTTGACTTAGTTGGTTTTGACTTCAATGATAACCCAGTTTATAAAGATCAAGAGGTTGTTTATAACGATATTAAGAAATCAACCGCGATTGAAGATAAAGTGACAGAGCTTCTCGCTAACCCAGACTTGGTTGAAGATATTACTGCGTTCCACAAGAAAGCAGTGGACGATGCGTTCAATGTTAAATACCTTGAAGGTAAACGTGAGCGTGTACTAACTGAAGCTCTACCGCATCTTAAAGACGCAAACGGTAAACCGATCACTGATACGTCAAAAGTAACAGACGGTGACTTGGTATCTCTCGCTATCGACGAAGAAGCTAAGAAAGGCATCGACGTTAAGTCTCTATTAGGTCGTTTCTTAAAACGCCTTAACGCTTTATTGTCTGCTGTTGTTGCAGTTGTAGGTGTAAGTGCGATGACTATTCCACAGGACGCTCACGCACAAACAGGGTTCTCTACTTATGAAAGTGGCCCACAAATCGCAGGTGTTTCACAGGAAGCGAGTAATACGATCAACTGGGTTAAAGCGACTCACGACAACAACGGTAAAGTATTCGTCGTTGCGGACAAAAACGAAGGTAAGATCCACGTAGTAGATAGTAACGGTAAAGTTCTCGATACACAAAATGCGATCTTCGGTCGTAACAAGTCTAACGATAACGTCGCTAATTCTACGCCGAGTGGACGTTTTAAACTTCAAAAAGCACTTACTACTAAAGCAAGCGACAAGCGTGTATTCGGTGACGACGTATTGACTTTAACTGACACAGTAACCGGTAACAACGTAACTAAAAAAGACGGTGGCGTTATCGCAATGCACCGCTTGTGGAACAAACCAGAGCGAGTTAAAGCGATCAACTCTGCGACAGCGAGCGACAACTATATGTCTGCGGGTTGCATTAACGTACCAACTGCGTTCTATAATTCCGCAGTAGATAGTCTTGACGGGGCGATGGTGTATATCTTAGATAACAAAGACGCACCGAAAGCTAATAACGCTACGAAAACTGACAACGCTACGCAAAAAGTAGCGAAGTCTAGTACACAAACTAAATCAGAATCCACCAAAACAACGCCTACTAAACAAGGTAAATTCGGTGTTTCTAAAGTTAAGTTCAGTACGGCTGACTTTTCTGTATTAGACACCAGCTTAACGAAAGAAAAAGTTAAACGCACGTTAGACCGAGTGCTTGGTCAACACGCTAAGAATGTCACTGTTATTTCTCGTGCAGACTTTAACTCAGTACAAGCGTCAAACTACATTTTAAAAAACGGTATCGAGGGTTTCTATGACGACGCTACCGGACACGTGTACATTGTCGCAGACGGTATTCACGCTCAAAATGGATTAAGTGCAGAAGATCGTGTAGGTTTCGTTGCTTGGCACGAAATGACACACTTAGGGTTAGATACTAAATACGGTACTGACTTACGTGCCATTTTACAGACAGCAGCGTCTAATGACACAATCGCAAAACTTGCGGAGAAAATCCAACTCGAGCGTGTGAACCGTGGCGAAGCAGTATCTGTAAACGAAGATATGGCGATTGAAGAAGCCTTAGCTGAATTGAACGCTGCGTTAAAAACTGACAATGTGAAAGCATTAGAAGACCGTTATGGTGTAACTATACCAGAAGGTTTACGTAGCCAAACAGAGAAAGCCACCGATAACTTATTCACACGTATTCGCAACGTGATCCGTAAAGTGTTAGGTAAGCCAGTTATGACTAACCAACAGGTGAAAGACTTATTCGCTGGCTTAGACGAAGCTATCGCTAAACACGCTGCACCTGAGTCTGTTGCAGTCACCGCACGATTAAATGAAATCGCCCACGATATGAAAGAAGGTGTTAACTTAGACGTCGACTACTCGTTACGATCTGCGATTGATACAATCAAAGACGCGTTGAACCCGCACTTGGAAAAAGTGGCGGATAAATTATCCGGAAACAAACACGCAAGTAAGATTGCAGATCCTGCTGGTTTCAACCCTAACTCGATTAATACCACAGTAACGCAGAAACAAAAAGTGAAAGGCGACCTTTCACCACGTGAGCGTCTATTCGAAGCTCTCGCAGACTCTCAATACTCTGCTATCAAATTTATTGGTGGTTACAGTACAGAGCTTGCTCACAAGATCAAAACAACTGTTAATGCCGTAGCGCACCAACAAAAACAGTTCCAGAAGAAAGTCTTTGCCTTCAGCGATGCAATGCGTGAAGCTGCGAAAAGTAGACCTGACTTGTACACTCGCAAGAACCGTCAAGCGATTGACACTGATGTAATGGTGGTAACCACGGCGTTGTCTGCGATTACTAAGTCAACCAGCGCACTTTCCTCTAATGAAGCGATCCGTGAGAAATACCAACGTATGTTAGACGGTTTCGACTACACCGACCAACAAGGTAACGTGAAACACAAAAACGGTTTACGTGAAGAACTCGCAGCGTATGGTTACGACCCTGTTAACCAACAGGCAAACATCTATACTCCGTATCAGATGAAGAAACTTAACCAAATGTACGCGAAGGTCAAAGAGTACGAAGAAATCTTAGCAACGTTTGATAAGAACAAAAACGTACTTCTTAACGAAGAAGGTCTTTCTCGCGAAGACGCATTAAAACAACGTAAGAACTGGCGTGGCCACAACGGTATGACTAACGCTGACGCATACAACGCAATTACCAAAGCGGTTGAGCAAGGCAAGTTAGACGTAACCTATGACGGTAAACCTTGGTTAGACTACATTAAAGACGTTGGCTTTACAAAAGATAAAGGCTTCGCGGATACTCGTAAGAACTATGAATTACGTTACGACAAATTAAAAGTAGACGGGTTCTTAGCTCCGTTAGTAGACACTTACGTAGATACAGCGAAAGAGTTTTACAAATACCAATACGACAACCTTGGTTCTGACATTACGGGTCAAATCAATGAAAACCCATTCTTTACGCCGACTATGGGTAAAGCGTCAGAGATTAAGACTAAGTCTAATATGGTGGGTGATACTTTCTATATTGACGAAAGTCGTAAGATCGAAGAACGTATTAATGACGCAATGGCTGCGGAATGGCAAGGTCAACAAATGGGTCGTGCTTGGACTGGTTCTGGTACACTCAATAACTTGAACGCACTCGCCACACTCTCAGCTAAACGTGTTGGTCAGAACGAAGTAGGTAAAGCGATCTATGACGGTGGTATGAACAAGAAGTTCAACATTCGAGTAGTAACTACAACCGACCCTAACTTTGGCGAAGCGAAAGGTTACTTAATCACTCGAACCAATAAAAACGGCGACAAACAGTTTGTTAAAGTATCGCTAGATAACGACCGTGCAAACGAAGCCTTGTTTATGGATAACGTGGTAACACCAAATAACGCACTACTTGACTTAGCTCGTGCTATGCGTAGTGTTCAGTCAATTATGATCACAATGATGCCAGCGTTCTCTGTATATAATGCGTGGCGTGGGTTCGGTGAAAAACGCGCTCAAATCAAAGCGTTCGCCTTGAACGACAAAGTGGGTTACTTCTTCAGTGACTTAAAAGACCAGAGCGATGGTTTACGTTTACAGTTCGCAGCAGACTTATTCAAACGTAGTTATGCGAATGTATTTAGCGGTATTATGAACCGTGGTTATCTCCGTGCTGCGGTAGCAATGGCCTTAGAAGAAGGTGACAAATCTCCAACTTCGTCTGCGTTTAGAAACTTCTTGTTGAAAGATCCAAAAACACAAGCGTCTTATGCTCGCTTGAAAGAGATTGCGAAAAACGGTGGGTTATCTTCACGTGCGGACTCGTTCCAATTCAGCCAAGAAGAACTACAACGTGCGTATGAAAAAGAAGGGTTATCCGGTGCGTTATCGCGTAAATTCGCACAAGCGCAAACAAGAATGTTGACTTTCACCACCGCAATGGAAATGGTATCTACCCTAGCTACCGTTGACACGTTACAGGATATGGGCTTAAGCGAAGCGAAAGCGATTGAAGCAAACTTGTGGTTTATGAACTTCAACGATAAAGGTGCGTCAGCTTTATCAAGCATCTTACGTAGTGTAGTACCATTCGCTAACGCAACCGTACAAGGTGCGCGTTCAACCACTCGCGGCTTAAATACTAAAGCCGGTTGGGTAAACTTCTTCCGTCAAGCGTTATTTAGAGTAGCTTGGATGGGGGTAGGTGCTATGGCAATGGAAATGTTCCCTTGTGAAGACGAAGGCGACAAAGAATCACTACGTGATTACAGTCCGGGTGAACTTATGCGTTCAACTCCGTTTAAGATCGGTTGTTGGGGTACAGTTCGTCTCCCTATCGCATATGGTTCAGATATGATCGCAGCGGCAGCAGGTACAGCATTATACCAAGCAGCGGTTGGCAACTGGCAACCTAAAGCAGCAATGGCTCACGTAGGTCACGCGATCTCAGAGAACGTGAACGTCGCACCAACACCGCCGGGTGATGCGAACTTGTTAGAGTTATTAACTGCACCTATTACACCAACATATTTGAAGACAGTGCATCACGTAATGCAGGACAAAGACGACTTCGGTAATAAACTTTCTCGCCAAGGTACAGATAACCTTAAAGAGAAATGGGCCGCAGGTAAGAAAACGACGGCTGACTTCTGGACGTTAGTCGCACAAGGCTACGACAAAGCAGGGTTAAACTTAACCCCAGAGCAAGCGAGATACACTTTCGCAAGTTTCGTACCGGGTGTTGTAGATCTAATTGACGCGATTGATAAACCGCTTCAAGGGAAAGATCAAGATAACGCAGTTATCGTTCGCACAGAGAAAATTGCACGTGCGTTAACTGGTTGGAAAACAGTCCATAAAGCACAGCAAACGCCAAGCCAACGTACCTTCGTACAGGTAAATAATAACCTGGCCAACTATAAGAAAATCAATGACGAGATCTTAGTGGCAGCAGAGCAGAAGGAACTTAAGTTTGGTGCAGAAAGTGCGAACACTCAATCTTGGTTGAAACGTAAGATTGAAGACGGTACGTTCGACAAGGCTGACGAAGCTAAGATTAAGGTAATCCTTGACTACCATAAACGTCAAAAACGAATTTCAAGTTCTTCGCTAAGTGCGGACAAAAAGAATGAGAAATACTATGAAAGCAACAGACGCTATCTCCAAGAGATGCACGAACTAGAGGATCGCTAATGATACTAAGAGCGAATAATTTTACGAAGCAAATTTGTCTGCGGATTAGACGTAACGAGTTCGCAGACTGCTGCAAAGAGGTAGAGTTGCATATTCTACCGCTACAATGCGAAGAACCACCTAGAACACAGTACGTTTGTACGCCTTGTGGCGGTGTAGAAACCATTGAAATAAAACGTGAACAACCACTAACTTTAGTGTATGATATGTTCAACTACGATGACGAAGGGAAACTCTGCTTTTTACTAGACAAAGAGTTCACTAAGTTAGACTGCGGTCGATATGTTGCAAAAGTAATCGCCTGTGGTTGCGAGGTGTATGAGTTCCAAATTGACAAACGCGAAAGCGTTAAAGTCTCCGGAGTCGTAGCTGATAACCGAAATAATTGCTATGAGGGTAAATATGGTTGCTAAAACAATGCCTGGCTTCTCTACAAGCCTTACGGCAATTTTAGAAGCAGACGACACAAGTATTCCACTAAAAGACCCACGTGAAGCGTTAAATCGCCTAGCACAGAATGAATGGACGACGTTGTTGATCCAAGACACTGTTGGGTACGAAGTTGTCAAGCTAATTAATCATCAAGGTGCACTCGCTATTGAGCGCGGTCTAAGCGGTACTGTTGCTCGTCGTTTCCCTAAAGGGGCGTGTGTGAACTTTGCACCAAGTGATGAATTAATCAAAGCGATGGTATGCGATACCGATTGTTGCGAGAATGGTGTTGATAGTACCTACGGTACTGCCACTACTGCTCCAGTTAGTCTTGAAGTTGAGCAATTACCTACAACTATTACTGGCGGGTTAAACTCGCTTTTAGGTGAACCCGTTGGGTTTATGTTAGTTAATGGCAAAAAAGTGCCTTACTATGACTAGAGGTTGAAATGCAATTTTTCAAATTTAAAGACTTAGCTAAGTCTTGGAGTACGTGGGTATTAGGAGCAGTGACTGTTGTCCCTGTTCTTGATGCAAACGTACAGGCGTTTGCAGATTTCCTTCCGGAAAACTGGAAACCATACTTCGTAACTGCGCTAGGCGTTATTGGTCTTATCGCACGTTCAATCAAACAAAAGGGGTAAATTATGGCTTGTGGCGGTTGTAATACATTCGCACCTGTAACGAAAGACCAAGTGGAGAACATCATCCAAAAGGCGATTGATACGGGTAAAATTCAAAGTGGGTTAAGAACCTGTGAAGGTGAAGACCTACCAGCGAAAAGCAAAGTTGTTATGTGCGGCGACTTTGATGGTTTCCTAAAAGAATCTGACTTCGACAAAACCATTGTCAAAGGGGCTAACGAAGCTAACAAGTTTGGTGTTAAAGCTAAAGCTAACGGTGGACTAGAAACTGGAGCTGACGGAGTCGGTGTTAAAGTAAAAGAAAACGGTGGGCTAGAAACTGGTGCTAACGGTATCGGAGTAAAAGTTAAACCTGCTGGTGGACTTGAAGCTACTGGCGACGGTGTTGGCATCAAAGCTGGCGACGGTCTTAAAGTTGGCGAAGACGGTTCATTACAAGTTGGTGAAATTTTCACTAAAAAACCGGTTACCGGTAAAGGTACGAAAGCAGACCCGTTATCAGTTGAGTTTAGCAATAAAGACTTTATTGTGAACCCTGCTACCGGTGAAGTTACTCTCAAGCCTGTGAACGTTGAGCAGATTACCAACTTGAACACTGGTTTCCCACAGTTAGGTTACTCTGTTTATTACGGTTTCGTTAATAAAGAGCGTGGTCAATATGTTACTGGTGTACCAGCTAACGTTATTAGTGCAGACGTGAGTCAACCGTCTACTACTTCATTAGGTGAAGTAACAGGTAATACCGCATACGATTTCAACGGTTGGCAAATCGCATCTCCTGAACAAGTAGACCAATATTTAGTTGGTGCAGACGACGTAATTTGGCATCGTACGAACGAGGGCGGGATGAACCGTGACGGTTCTCTTAAAGACCCTAGTGGTTGGTCAACGTGGAAGCGTGAGACTAATGTTGCTGTTACTGTTGTTCAAACTAACGCTTTACAACAACAAGTAAACGATCTTATCAGACGTGTTGCTGCGATAGAGGAAATCTTTGCTGGCTTCGTTCCGTTGAAAGACGCAAGTGGCACTGAACAACTAGGCTTAATCAAACCATAGAGGTGGTAAAAGATGGCTAATAAAAATGCAAAAAATGTAACAAATGGCACGGATATTTTCGTCGTTACCCCTAGTAATATGGGTAAAGGTCTAGTATACAACGAGACTGTAAAACAGTACGAAGTTAATGCTAGAGACGCTAACGGTGTAAAACTTAATCCTGATGGTACCGTCGGAGTTTCGTTATCTAAGGACGGTGGTAATTTATTAGAGTTACGTAGTGATGGCTTGTATTACGGGACACAAGCCGTTCAATCAGACTTCTTTGTTGATGCTGTTAGCGGTAGCGACGACACTGGTACTGGTACTTATGAAAACCCGTTTAAAACATTGAACAAGGCCTTAGAATCATTACCACGTGAGAAAAAAGGTTTGATCATCCACCTGAAAGAAGAACAAACTCATGTATGTAAGCTGTTACCATACACATTAACGTCATCTGTTCAAATAATCCCATATGGCACCAAAGTTGATGCTATGTGGCGTAGATACAGAAACGAAGACAATGGTCATATAAATGAGGGGTATTGGCAGGTTTATGAGACCGTGGAATATAAACAGATTGCTCCGACTATAGACTTCGTTGTTGTGAATAAATCAGAGGTTGGTGGTGTTATCGGGGCAAGTAACGTTTTTATCTGGGTTAGTAATGCAGATTTACGAATTGATGGTGCTAAGTTCAGATATTCAGATCCTCAAAATTTAGGTGTACCGGCTAATGAACAATGGCGTAATCTGTTTGGTGGTATTAGCGGTTCTATTATGTTCGCAGATTGTGAAATGGACAATAGAACTTCAGGTAGACAGTGGAACCTGTTTTCCGACCACGACGGCTCTGTTGCGTTCAAAGTGTGGAACCTTAAAGTTTCAAATAACTCCAACGAAATTGCACATATCGGTGCGAAGATGAACCTTGAGGTTATTGGTTCTAATTACACGGCTGGGGGTGTAATCGGGGATGGTTTACACATAGATCAAGTGTTAACACCTCCTGAAATCATTGCGTTGATCGCAAACAAAGGCGAACCACCAAAAGCTAATTACAGCAATCTATTCGTCAATTATTAAATAATTAAGCAACTAGGTTACGAAGTAACCTAGTTTACAAGTAAACAATGCCAACAATAGGAGAAATTAAATGGCTAAAATTAAAGTAGTAACCGAGCGTGACATCGGTAAAGGTTTAGAAATCGCAAACCAAAAATTAAACGTTGTAGTCGATGACGTAACCATTAAGATCGTAGACAACAAACTTGTTGCTCAAATCCCTGAGTCAGGTGTTGACTTACGTGTAAACGCAATCGCAGCGGATAAAGCAACTGGTAAGTTAAAATTAACCGTAGCCGATGCGAACGGTGGTAATGAAACTACTGTTGAAACTACACTTGCTGAGTTATTAGTTGTTTCTGCTGAAGCGGGCAACCTCGCAGAAGTGAAAGACGACGGTATCTTCGTTGGCAAAGCGAAAGTGGTTGAAGCGGTTAAAGATCCTGAAACTGTTAAAGCTCTTGCTGAATTACTCAAAGGCGACGAGTTACAAGGCTTAGATGGTACGACGATTGGCTACGTATTACCTAAAGCTGAAGAAGCTGCGGCTTAATTAACACAGGGGGATTAATCCCCCTTTGGAGTTTATATGGCAGTAAAAAAGGTTATCCGACCTGAAGATCTACACGACGATGACTTCGACATTGTCGATAACAAAGTCCGAGTGAGACCTACCATTAAGATTTACGACGTTAAATACGTAGCTCCTGACAGCGTTATTACTACTCAAATGGCGGTAGACTACGACAAAATCGGTCGCCACTACCTTTCTGTCGCAGGTATCCAAGGTAATATTCACCTAGACTTTAAGATGGTTATCGACTCCGGTCCTCGTCGTGCGTTGTACACACTACCTCCTGAAGCACCTACTCCGGTGCAGCTTATTGAGGAGCAGACGTTTGACGGTAGTTCTGTTTGGGTTGATGCAGGTTCTCGTACTGTTATGGGCAATGGTCTTAAAGCAGGTACTCGGTATATCCTCAACCTTGGTGGGTATTTCGAATGACGAAAGTAATCAGACCTGAAGACCTACACACCTCAGACTTCGTAATTGAGGGGAATAAGGTGCGAGTACTCAAAGCGTACAACTGGTATATGGCTGAGTTCGCACTCGACAAAGATACGCTTACGACTGAAAATGCGAGAGCATACTTTGACCCGCAGTTCCGAATGGTGTCTGTGCTTGATGGTGTAGGAAAGACTCATCTTGAGTTTAAGGTACTAAAAGATATTCCCGATGGCTCGGTTATCTTTAAGCTACCTGAAGACGCGCCGAACCCCGTAGACGGAGCAAGTTTACAAACGTGGGACGGTGGGAAAGTTTGGTACAACAGTAACAACAAAAATATCTATGGTAAGGGATTGAAAGCGGGCCGTGTGTATTCCGTAGATTTAATTGGATTTTTTGGAGATTAATATGGCAATTATCATTATTCGTGAGTCTGATTTAGACGATAAAACGATTAAAGTGGTGGACGGTAAAGTCACCGCACCAGGTGCAGTGCTAGAGTTATTAGAGCCAACCACCTTTGTTGACACAGACACGCACTATGTTAAACGTACACCACGACACGTACTACACCGGGAAACTGGAGCAGTGTGGGACGCAACCATAATGGAGATGGTGGAACGCCCAGCACCGCAGCAAGAGTATTTCTTAGGTACCCCGACAGCTAGTGCTGACACAGTAAACAACAACTTTATTATTGAAGCGGACAGTGCGATTGATGGCCACCACTACAATGAAGTCGTAGGTGCGTTCAATCGTGAAGATTACACTGACGCTAAAGACTTTAACGATAAACACGCAGGTCAGAAATTATCGTTTACTACGCCTGAACGTTTCTCAGGTAACGCTGAACCTGGCAAAATTCTACCAACAACCGTTGAGGTAGACTACCCGCAATTACCTTATAAAGAGGGTACTGAAAAAGCAACACTGAATGTAGTAAACGGTAACCCTGATTTACGCATTACCTACAATGACGCAGCTATTGGTAGTGATGCGTACGGTATTACCAAAACCGTTCATTACAAGCTATATGATTACAGTGATAAAGTATACGAGGGTACGAAGACCTTTACTGGTAATAGTGTTATCGGTGAAACCCTTGCGGGTGACATAGACTACGTTAAGACAAATATTTGGAAAGTTGAGTACGCAGTTGATCCGTTCCACGTCTCGTCTTTCTTCGGTGATGTGACTGTCGCACCTCAAGCGATCACACAAGAAATTGGCGATCATTTATAACCCATAGGAGAAAATTATGGACGCAAAACTTGACGCATTCGAAGGGTTTGACCCTACTCTAATCGAAGGTGGTGGCTGCTCGTGCGAAGGGGGTGTTTATTGGGATATGATTACCCAGACTTATAAACGTGCCCCTGTCGCTAAACCTAAAGCTGGTGCTGACTGTTCGCAAGTTGAAGCTGCATTGAAACAAGCTCAAGCTGACAAAGCGAAGGCTGACGAGAAAGCAGCTAAAGCTGAAGAAGCTAAGACCGCAGCTGAAGAAAAAGCGACGGAAGCAGCTAAAGCCTTAGAAGCAGCTAAAGAAGCAGAAGCGAAAGCAACTGCGGATAAAGAAGCGGCTGAACAAGCTAAAGAAGCTGCGGAAACTGAAGCGGAAACTGCACGTCTGCAAGCTGCTAACGCTAACGTCGCTAAAGACCAAGCTGAACGCGACAAAGAAGCCGCGCAAGCGTCTGAGGCTACTGCGATTGCTAAAACAGAAAAAGCCAAAGAAGACTTAAACGAAGCTCTCGCTGAACTTGTTACTAAACAAAACGAGTTGACGGTTAAAGACGCTGAAATCGCTGAACTCAAACGTAAACTTGAGGAATGTCAGAAAGACAAATGTCCGGAAGTAGACGTGGTTTCTTTAGGTGATGAAACCGTGTTTAGTGGTAACTCGTGCGATGAAGTTGTTGGCTTAAACGAACCACTTCCTATTGAACCAGAAGACCACTTATAACTAGGAGTGTCCTATGACTTGTAACACCCTATACTTAATCTTTGGGCGTGACACGCGCCCTGCTCAAGTAATTAATGTTGTGGTTAGCCTATTCTGGGCCATCGCACTCGCATTACACACCTATGGATATATGCAGGTCGAACTTCCGCAACAAGTCGAGTCATATAGCGTTGCGCTGTTACGGATCGTTGCAGCCACTGTGTTCTTTGGTGTAATTGGTCTAGTTACCCGTGGAAGACCACATCAACTATTCAAATCGTTTGGTTTGGTTTTAGGTGCGTTAACACAGGCGATTTTAGCCAACGGATATGTATCGCAATTCCCCCCACTAGATATGCAGATGGTTATATGCGCAGGGCTAAGTATTTGGTATCTGTTAGCAGTATTCTACGTATTTAGATGTGAGGGAATAAATGAATGAATTAACACAACACATTGACATTATTATAGTTGTGATTGGTTCTTCTCTTGGCTCAATTAAAGCGAGTGTTGAGTTAGATAAGGGTAAACCACTCTTTCACCGTACACTCGACATTATCATCGGTGTGTTTGCCGGTGTAGCAGCTACGTTCCATTTCGGTGCAGAGTTTAATGTCTGGCTGAACGCCCTTCTCGCAACAGTAGGTGGGGCAAGTGGAGCAATGGTGCTTGAAGTTATTTTACAAATGTTACCAAGCATTACCAAAAAAGTTTTGAAGAAGTATATCTCTAAGTTTCTATAAATAAAAAACCCCAGCTTAATGGCCGGGGTTTTTCTTATTCTTCGGTTAATTGTTTGTTACGTTCAAACTCAATCAGCATTTCGATATAGTGCTTCGCCTTTTCAAGATCTGCGATACCGTTTTTAAACGGGTAGCGAACAACATACTTGATCACGTTACCTTGCATATAGCTTAAGTTATTAGTGTTGATAAATTCCACTGGTTGAATTGGGAATTGTTTATAGTGGTTACCACCGACTTGCTTGTCTAAGGCTGAAACTACAACCGAAGCTTTCATTGGTATATCATAACCTATCTTTTCATCTCTGTTATCAGCTTCCATAATTGCTCCTATAATTTATTGAAGAATGTTTCTAAGTGTTCAGTGTTTACTGCACATGTGTATTTTTTGCCACCGAATAAGTAGCTACAACTTGTGTAAGTAATGTCTTCGTCGCAGAGTGCCTTGTAGTGATTGTAGGCGAAAACAAAATCGACTGCGCTGTGTGCATCTTCTTTAGGTAGTTCAAGTCCGTCAATGTTAGGCACTTTCGCCAGTGCTGCTTCCCAGATACCTTCGCTATCAGCTTTATATGTACCCGCTTCTTTCATCTGTTGGAACTCTAACTTAAGCGATACTTGATCAATTAGTTTAACTAACTTCTCTGCGCCTAAACTGTGTTCGTGCTTGATATTTAAATGCCACAGAATAGCTCGTTGTACGTTGTTCTCTAATCGATCCCAGTCGTTGCCTGCTACGTCTTTAACTGGTGTAGCAATATCTCCAATATAGGCTTCCTGTGCGTCGTGCATTAAACCTAACAATGCGATATGCGGGTTACCCGTTAAGTAATACAATGCGCCAGCCACCCAGATACTGTGACTCGCTACGTCCATACCATATCCATTGAAGCGTTTAACGTGACTAAGTAAGTCTGCGATTTCTTCTACGGTAAAGTCGTAACCTTTTAGGTCGTTAAAATTAATCACCTTCCCACTCGGAAGTGCCTTTAGCCCACTCAACTTCATCGTTCAATACCTCAATGTTAATTTTAATTCCGTTCTTTTTGCAGAACGCTTTTAGCGTATTCACTCGCGACTCAAACTGAATCGCAATTTTGTTTTTACGATAAACAGCGCGCTTATATTCCGCCACACACGCTTTACATCTTGCGCCTGGCTTACCACCGTGACGACGCTCAAATAAGTCTAGCGGTTTAATTTCGCCACACTTCGAGCATTGTTTTGTTAAACACATAATTTATACCCCGTGTTAATGTTGTAGCAATCGAACTCAACCCCTTCTTGATCAAACATCGACCCTTTTAATACAAATCGCAAGAAACCTGCGAGTGGTATCGTACCTTCGTAATCTTCGATTCTTGGGAAGTTCATTTTTTCCCATAATTTATATGCGAGCGTAATTTCTTCGTGCATTGCACCTACCGCGACAAACTCGTCGTCAATTTGTACAGCGTCACCTGCATAGTTAAGTAAGAAGACTTTTCTCTTATCCGTCGGATGAACGTCAATCATAAGTCCGTGGAAACCTTCAAGAACTTCTTTGTCTAAAATAGACCGTACTTTTGCAATAACTTCCGGATCAAAACAACTCTCCACCACTTCTTCGCCTAGCGCACATTCCATAAATGAACCGCTGAACACATAATATCTGTCAAGCTCACCTATTTTAAGATGCTGTATCTTTGTGGATTTAGTCGTTACGTAACCGCGATAACATTTTCTATCAGCGATTAAGAAGTTACCGTCATAAACGATTTGTGTCATCACTCACCCCTGTGAATATATTACGGGTATCGCTACCCATTCTGTTTCTACTATAACGCCCTTCGCAGTTCTATGCTCGTACATCTGTTCGATTGTTTGTGAGCTACCACTAACTACAACACGAAGGTTCATTGTTGGAAAGGCTGAGGTTTCCTCAGCACTTTCCGGTTTCTTTTTAAATTTAGACCAGTCCTTACTCATTACTATCCTCTACGATTTGGTCGAGAGTTGATTTAACTAGATCGTCCGCTTTAATCACCCAGCAATACGATCTACCAGAGTTTTGCGGTAAGCCCTGCGATAGCACTCGTCTTGCACTGGATTCGAGAAGTAGACCACGTTGGCTTAGTGCTTCCCTTACAGAGTTGATACCTACACCACGTTTGGCCAGGAACTCTTTTAATGCCCCCGTACGGATAAGTACATTGCCTGTGTCCTGTTCGTATCGCACGTTCAATGCACCTTGCGGGAACAAGCGGATCATAGTCGTACCTTCGGTTGTTCCTTTGTCTGTTACCACAGTATTACGTGTGTTCTCAGCTAAGAAGCCAGCCAGAATATCAGTAGGACTAAATTCGTAGGTGTCTTTGTTGTTACGATTTGATTTCACGATTTCGCATAACTTGTCGAACACCGCTTTCATATCCCACTCAACTAAGCCCATTTTGTTAGCGAGTACACCTGCGACGTAAATCACAGAGCAACCTGTTACCCAGAAACGTTCTTCCGATGTAGCTTCCAGTGTGGTACTGAAAGTCTCAGTGGTACGGTCGATCATCTCTTGTATTTGAGTTTGTGGTATACGCACTAAGTTACGTAGCCACTCTGCACCTGCTACACCGTAGTTCTCGCGAATAGGTTTCTTAATTAAAAGTTCACCTTCGTGGACGGACAATGTCGGTTTAGGTAATTTAAACTCAAGCGTACGGGAGATTTCTGCCGCAACGTCTTCCTTCGCTGTGTTAATACGGTCGATTAAGGAGAAGTTACCACTCGATAGTACCATTAACTGCCAAGACAGATTATCAACACGCTCACGCATATTCGAGTCCAAGCGACGTTTAGTACGACCTTGTGTTACACCGAGTAATAAGTCAGATGTCGCACGTGGGTCAAGGTTGGATAACTCGTCGATTGTCACAGCGACGTTAGTCCAGCGACCGAAACGTTCTTCTATCGCATTAACCGTGTCTTTTGCGTTGAGCAGTAAGTCGCTAGGGTTACCCCATACACCGTTCATCATTTCCTGTGTGGTTGTTTTACCGTAGCCAGGTTTAGTCATTAGGTGTAACCAGATACCGTTGTAGTTAGTGAACCGCATAAGCGAAGAACCTAAACTGCTTAATAAACAGATCTGTTGTTCCACTGCGTTAATTGCACCCAAGCGACGCATTAATTCTTTCCACCCTTCAAGCGTCCCTGCTTGGTCAAAGTAACCGCAGTAGTTCTTAATGTTTGCGTGTGGTTGCACCGTCACTACACCGTCTGGGCGATACAGTCTGCTACCTAGTAAGAACTGTGGCTTATTGCCGTCCCAGCCGAAGTGTTGTAGCTGTCTAACTTCGTCCATCATTTCCTGCACCTCATTTTGATAGGCTCGCAAATACATAATAAGCGTAGCCATATTCTTTTCAGAGATCGAAACTCCGGCTGAACCTAGACGTTGCTTCAATCTGTCCGTTGCGTACCAGTCTTTCATAGGGAAAGACACTTCTTGGTACTTACCACTTAGTCCAACACGTAGTTGGTACTTAACCATTATGTTCTGTTCGCCGTCTATAACTTCCACGAACTTCGTCATAATTGGGAACAAGTCACCTTTGAAGAAAACTTTTTCTACGTCGTTCTCCGTTACAACTAATCCTTTTGCGGTTCGTCTGTAAGGGAACGGTGGTTGTGGTGTTGTCGCTGTGCCAGTTGGATCATCGCTGCTACCACCGCCATTGTTATCGCCTTGTTCTGCGACTGTGTTAACTCTGACGCTATCTGTTTCTTCTTGGTTCTCTTTTGTTGCTGGATATTCCAACGCTCCGATCTCCAAGTTGTACTGAGGTATTTCGATTTCTTCATAATGCTCCGCTAATCTCAGTGGTGTCTTAACTGTCTCATCGTAGAGATAAGGACACCCGTCGCATAGGTTGCCACACTCACGGTTGAAGTAACCGCACGTTGTAGGGCCTACGTCCATACTCTCAAGGCGTTGTAGTTTCTCTGCGGTACGGTCTTCGTCAAAACGCGTCGTATCTGGGAAGCGGTCTTTACATTTTTTACGTAAAGTCTCGATATGTTTATCTGCGTTCTCGCAATATCTCATTACTCCCAGTACACCACGCCATACAGGTTCTGCGACTGCTTCTTCTCCGCTTAAGACGTATTGGCCTACTTGACAGCGTTTAAGGAAATACTTAACGTGTTTAGGTTTATCGTCTTTAAACTCACTACGATCTTTCTTAACGTACTCAACAGCCTTAATCTTGACAGCTTCAATTTCTTCTTTGTGTGCCTTGTAGTAAGGTTTCAAAGCGTTAGCGAAGTCGAGATAAGAGATACTGTTCGCGTCACTAATAAGCTCCACTTTGTGTCCGTTCTTATGGTTAATTGTACCAATCGGACGTAGAATACGTGCTTTATCTGCGGTACACGCAGGGTCAGCGAGAAGTCCATAATGCTTAATGATTGCGTCGAATACTTTGGCTAACTTCCACCAACTTGCAGCGTCTAAGTCCGCGTTCAAAGGCCAGTAAGCGTGAACACCACGTCCGCTGTTGACCACCATAGGGTCTGGCAATCCTAAGTCATTTACGAACTGCCAGAGTTTTTCAATCGCAATCTCTTGTGCCGCATAGCCATCACTGTTGATTGCTTTATCTTCGCCTACGTCTAGATCTAGCCAAAATGATCTGAAGTGTGTAGTAAAGTCAGCACTGCGAGAGAAACCTTTGTATTGTTTACCTTCATATTCTTTGTCAATGAAACTGCGTTCTCTGTCGAATCCACCCATAGCCATATAGATAGGTCTACCACTGCGAGCATTAAGTTGAATTGTTTTGGCAAGCTGTTCGATTGAACCGAATGTTTTATGTTTTGTTGTAATGGACGGTTTACCATCGTTTTTGAAGATAGGATTACCTTCTGCGTCGGTGCGTTGCACCATAGTTGCCATTACTTTTAAGCCATTACTCGGTAGAATTTTAGAAAGATGTTCGAGAGTATTCATAATGTTGCACCTATAAACAAATGTCAGATCTTACTCTGCTTGAGGTGAATGGAAAAGCCGGTAAGCAGTTGCAAATAGATGCAACACTATGAATACTTAAATTAGTTGATTGAATTGTCATTTTATTCACCTCGATTCTGAAAAACACGGTGGCTCTGAAACCACCGTGCAGTATTGTATAATAAGTAGATTAGATTTGTCTAGTCGTCAAAATCGTCTAATCCATTTGCTAAGTTTTGTGCTTCAGTTGCTTCTGCTTCGCTAACTACTTCGCCAGAAGTGTCAACAACATTTTCAACTTTCGCTTCTTCTTTTTTAGCCGGAGCTTTACGCTTCGGAGCTGGTTTTGCTTTCGGTTCTTCTGCGACTTGTTCGTCTGGAACTTCCACAGGCTCTAACGCTTGTGGGAACGCGTCTGCTAAGAACTCTTTGACTTCTTCAGGTGTTGCTTCCGCAGCCCACTCTTTAAGTTCGTTGTAGTCATACTCAGTTGTGCTAACCACGTCTGGGTGTTCCATACCTAATACAACCATTTTCACTTTCTTAGTTGGAGCAGGCTTTTTAGCTGGAGCTTCTTTCTTAGCCGGTGGAGCTTTCTTCGCAGGAGCTTCTGCTTTCTTAGCTTCAGCTTTAGGTTCTTCTGCATCCACGTTTTTCACTTCAATGCGACCTGCTGAAGAAGGATTATTGAACGCTGCGTTGAACGGCTCTAACATTTCTTTGACTTCGTTGCTGTCTTTAAGGCGTAAGATTTCGTCACGTTGTTCAGCGGTTAACGTCCAGTAGCCACCTGCTTTATTTGCAGCGATACCGAATTTGATGGTTGCTGTTTCCATTTTTGGTTTAGGCATGCAGTGCGTTACGATAAATTGTGTTGGCACTGGCATAGGTGCGCCTGTACGTGGGTGACGTTGGTTAGTCAATGAACGCATATACCAACCGTAGCTACCATAGCGACCGTTTACTACTACGTCGTCAGATAAAGATTTGTATTTGATTTCAAGTACGAATGGATCAGAGAATGAACCGTCTTCGTTAACTAACACACCAACAATACGGCGATATACGCTACACATAATATTACCGTCAACCCAGTTTTTACTGATTTTGTTGTACGGACATTCTTTACAGCTATCGCAAAGTGGGTTTTCCACAGAAGTATCTGGGTGTTGACCGTCGGTTGAGTAACAGTCTGGAGCTTCAAACTCACCAGAAGCTTTTTGCTCGTCAAAAGTTTTCGCATAGTGGATGCGAGAGTTGTAAGTGCGTTGGTCTACGATTACAAGATCAACTTCGCGACCCATATCGTGTACTTCACCTTCGCTATCAATAAGTTCCCAATCCCCACTGTTACCCATTGATAAACGTGCAGCACGTTTGAAATTACCACCGAAACCTTGTGCGATGTCTTTCGTTAACTCCGCTACTAATGTTTCGTCATAAGGAAGGGCTAATTCGCCCATATCTAAAACCATTAATTCTGACATAAGTCACTCCGTCTTATTTAAGTTTTCTTACTTTTACTTTGCGAACCGTAGCTTGTTCAATACCTTTCGGTAACTCTAAGCCTTGTTTCACTAAATCGTTCAATGTTGTACTGGTTAAGCGTTTTTGTAAAATCGCAAACGCTTCAGTGTTGTTAAGACCAGTACGCGCTTTTTCTTCTAAGCCTTTAAGTACCGATTGCACTTCGTCGTTAGAAAGATTATTTTCTTTCGCTAACTCGTGAACTGTGTCACCGTCAGCTAATTGTCCTGCCAATGTCTCTGCGAAAATCTCGCTATACACTGGAGTCCAACCTTCTTCGCCTACGGAATAAACCGTCTCTGGTTTATATGCCACTGAAAGTAGCCCTGCGAATTTGAGTTCTGATACGTTGTCTTCCTGCATACGATATTTAAGTTCGTCTTCTAGGATAGCTTGACGTGTCTTCGCTCGTTTTTCGTCCGCTGCTACTACTTCTAAGCGGTCAATCGTTTGGCGATAGAGTTGTGCAATCGTTTCTGCTTTCGCTCCACGAATTTGCGCTCTAAGTTTTTCCAAGTTACTCTCAGTTACATCGTCCAAGTCCATACGGTTTTCTAAGTCCGTTGCGATTTGAGCTTTCACTTTAAGTAAGTCATCAGTGCTGAATTGACTGAGTGGAAAATACTTCGCGTCTTCCGGTGCTTGGAACGCACTGTCTTTAACAACAATACGTTTATCACCGTCTTCTTCGTAAATGTAGATAAATTTGCCTTTACCTGCCATCATTCACCTCTCTTGTTGTTTAAGTCGATATGAATTTTATACTGCTTTTACTCTACTGTCAACAATCTTTTTCAATTAATTTCGCATTTCTTGTTTGTAGAGTTCTAAGAAACTTTGTTGTGCTTCACTACCGTTGGCGAGTTTAGCGTAGATTGCTTTCTCCAGTGGTGTCGCATAAATATGATAGATGCCCATATTGTTCTTTTGTAACTTAGACTGGATTCGTTTGTTTGCTTGGTCATATAACTCCAGACTGTGATGTGGTGTGAACCACACAATCGTGTCGGCCACGGCGAACTCTAACCCGTGCGATGTCGTTTTAGGGTGGGCCACTAAAACTTTAACGTTCGGGTCTGTTTGGAACTTCTTAACCGCTTCATCGCGTCTCCTACCTGTTACTCGCCCGTCGATCCATACTGAACCATACTTCTTACTGCAATGTTCTTGTAATAAATCAACAACTGCCTTGTAACTGGCGAATACAATCACTTTGTTGTCAGAGCCTTCTATGATTTCGTCTAATACTTTAAGTCTTCCTTTTGGTGGAAGTTTAAGTACCGCAGTATCGTCGTCACCGTTCTGGTCAAGCTTGACCACACCTGCTGCCGTTTGGAGTAGCTTAAACACTAAAACCCCTGCGTTAGCTGCGGTTATTTTACCTTCCCGTAATGGTATCGCACCTTCGTGCTTTAACTTATTATAGGCTTTCTGTTGGTCAGCCGTAAGTTCCGCTTCGTTATACATCATCTGTAAAGGCGGTAAGTCTAACACGTCGTCGGCATTAAATCGAATCGCAGGTTGGAGTGCATTAAACACCGTGTCTTCCCACCCACGCTTAGGGATCCATTTACGCTCTCCTAGCTTGACCATAGTCATCGCTTGCCACGCACCCACTGTCTTAGGTACACGGTGAGGTGCGACTAATTTAATGAACCCGTACGCTGCAACTGGGCCACCGGATAGTGGAGTGCCGGTTAACGCCCAGACATACTTGCAACGTGTCGCCATTTCGTTCATTACTTTCCAACGGTCTGAGTTCGGGTCGCTAAACAAGCGAGCTTCGTCAATAATTAAAAGTGTCTTATCAGTAATGTAGTTTTCCCATATATCTGACACAACCTTAATGCCGTCGTGGTTGATAATATGGAAGTCAGCCTTTTGTCTAAGAACAGACTTACGTACGTCGCGTGAGCCACGTGCTACTAAAGAGTAGCGACTAGCGAAAATTGCGTTAACTTCGTCGTGCCACGTTGCGCAGTTAGACACAGTACAACAGATAAGTACCTTGTCAATTACGCCTTCTTTGAGAAGGTAGTCTGCTGCCCAAAGACAGCTTGCCGTTTTCCCTGTTCGCTGTGTGTTTAACACAAACGCTTTCGGGTTCTGCGAGACAAATACGGCTGTTTCTTCTTGGTGCTTCATAGGGTCGTAAACCCCGTGAAGTTTCGGGTATTCATAATAACTTCGCATAGGCTCGAAATTTTCAAGCCTTGCACCTAAGTTAGAAAGGATTTTATATGTATCAACGTTGTGGCGGACAGCCAACTTGTGACCGTCCTGTTTATACTTAATCCCCGCTTGGTCTAAAACAGCAGTATATTTTTTTGGGTCTCGCACTTTCAGGAAAATTGCTTTTTTATCCTTGACTACAAGTGCCATCTTCAAACTCCATTACTTCTAATTTATCTTTCCAGCGATATAAACGTGATTCTTTGTTTGTATCAACTAACTGCTCAACATAATCGTCATAGCTTGATGCATTATTAATGATACTTTCCGCAATTATCTCTATGCTATTCGTAACTAAGTCCACGTTATCAGAGTCTACCACCCACGCAACACCACGTGCTTTATGAATACGGTCAAGGGCATAGGCTTGCAACACCGTCGGGTGCTGTTTAGGTGTCGCCTTACACTCAAACGCGAATGGTACACCTTTAATAATTGCCATTACGTCAGGAATACCTGTCTGCCCCATTCCATTTTGGACTGGCATATAATAGAAACAATCTCCCCCAAGTGATTTTAAGAAGTCAATAAGTTTCTTTTTAACTTTACCTTCCGGTGTTGCTTTAGCCATTTTAAACTCCCCAAAGAATTTCTACGTTAATCTTATCGTTGCGCAACTTCGCTAGTCTGCGCATAAATTTCGTGAAAGTTACAATGCGTTTGAACCAACCGCCAATGAATACACAGTCAATATCAACCGCACCTTCCATCTGAACACTATACACGCGGTCAAGTATTACTTTGCCACCAACCACACTAAGAATAGATCGTACCACAGTTAGTTCTTCTTGATCGTAACCATACACTCTAATGCGAATAACTTTGCACATATCAGTACCTACTGTACAATAATGTTAGAAGTGCTTAACCCTTCCGTCGCTTTGCTCACAGCATTACGGATTTCGTCAGGTGATTTACCTTTCGCCATCATACTGCGAGCTAAAAGTACCGCTTCTGCTTTAGTTTTTAAATCACCGAACGCAACGAAGTCTTTGCAATATGTAATGTCGCGCAAGATATTCTCGTATGCGTCGCCAATGAACTTCTGATTTTGATAAATCTCATTGGTCTTTAGGTGCTGTGCCATTGCGATTTCTTCTAACTGTTCTTTGGTCATATCCGTGTAGATTTTGCGGAACTCGTCCCATTCGCTTTTGGCCAGGGCGTTGTCAGCTTTAATAAATTGATCGACGTGTTTGTTGAACTTGTCGCGTAGCTCTACTACAAATTCTTCTGCTGTTTGTTTAGTCATAAGTTTTCCTTATCGTTTGTTCCAGAACGGACACGATTTTACTTGACACCACGGTAGTCCACCGTTGACTGTCGGTTTATTAGGGCGACATAATCCGCCAGGATTAGGTAGCCATTCATTACGCTCGGTTGCCCGTGCAATCTTTTCAATATTAAACGCTAAATCGCTTTTCATTTCGTCAATGTCTTTGCGAGTAAACGTCAACCCTTTTTTCCCATTCACGACAGGGCTGTACTCCATCGCGTCTAAGAAGATATACGCTACCTTTATTTGATTTATATGCGGATAGGCCATAAACGCCATAAGTGCGTAAGTTGTTAGCTGCTTGCGGAAGTCTTCGTTGTCCTTAGTCTTCCCTATTTTATAGTCGAAGATTACGGCTTTGCGTTCTTCGTGGTTTAATACGATAACATCGGCCGTACCACCATACCATCGACTTCTATAATCACAAGGTTTGAAATCCTTAGTAATCGCAAGCTTAGTCTCAGGTAACTTTTCACCCTTCATCGCTTCAAGTCTGCGAATAAGTGGCTCGAATTGTTTTGTTTCTTCCGGAAGATCTAACTTATCTCTAAGCCTTTCTTCCAACTGCTTGTGCCAACGTGTACCACGCTCAGTTGCTGCCGTTGACTGGAACACCACTTCCTTTGTAATGTACTTCGCTTGATACTGCTTAGGGCAAGTATTAAATGTACTGACGGAAGTAGGTGACTGGGGCATTAATTTCATCTTACGCTCCGTCGTGTTGGAGATTAGCGATAAAATACGACACTTCTTTCGCCTGTCTAATACAGTCGTCTAACGCGTTGTGACTAATTGCTTCCTGTGGTACGTCTATACCTGCGATTTGTGTTAACATTCGAACCGTACGAACTGACTTAGGCTCGCTGTACTTCCACGGTAGGATTAGGTTATGTTCTTTATATAGGTCAGCTAAGATGGCGATGTCGAAGTCTGGATCACACGCCCATAAAGCGATTTTTTCATACCCTTCTGCACGTTTTACGTAGTGGGTGTCATTACCTACAAGAAAAGCCCCCAGTCTAACCAGCACAAAATCTATGTTGTCCTTATGCGAATTAGGCTTAGTTAGGAACTCGATGTTATCTGTGTTAACCAGACACTGTTTAACCCACCACTGCATCGTGTTTACGTCGATATGGCGATTTGCTTGCTCAGACAAATCAAGCTCGTGATAAAATTCCCGCTCAATTTTGCCAGATATAGGATCAAATTCAACTGCGCCTATGCTTAATACCGCTGCGTTAACAGCGGTAGATAAAGTTTCAATATCAACCATTATGTGTTTCATTGTATTTTACCTCTGATTTTCTTCCGAAGTCATACTCGCCTACTACTGTAACAGTTGGGAAAGGTCTAACTTGACGTATGTATTGCAATTTATTACTTACTTCTCCTTTCATCGTTATTTTTTGTAGTACTATCATGGGCGTTTGCGCATAGTCATAGCGAGATAACTGCTCTTTCATAGCTGGGACAAAAAACTCACCACGCATACCTTCCACTGTAACCACACTTTTTCCAAACTCTACACCTTTACCTTCTACTTGTTTTAAAAGCGCGCGGCGGTAAGTCTCTAGTTCTAGTTTATGAAGGCATGAACGCGCAATAAGGCATTTCTTTGCTAAATCGAAGTCTGGCAACACGGATAAATCTTCTTCTATGTTACTAACTGATACTGCTTCCTCGTAGGTCTGTTCAAAAATGTCTGGCTTACATGGGTAGAACTCACCTTGTACGCCTTTAATGATGTAGTCACCGTAGCTCGCCTGCATCGTACCTTCAAGGGTATGAATTTTTGCGAAAAGTACGTCACCGTCAAAGATATGTACCATGTCTAAGTCAATCCAATCTGGAATACCTGCTTCAACGTTTTCTTTAGTTAGTTGCCACGCGTCAATTACAACTGGTTTTTTACGATATTTAGTCATATATTTCTCCGTTTTCCATTTTGTGTTTAATTCATTGTTGACCATTCAATATTTTCATAGAATTCACGCAAAAAGCGTAATTCAGCGTTATCGCAATTTTGCAAAATATAATCTCCGTCTAAAGTTTTACCAACAACTTCAAAACCACCAAACAATGGTGATGCAGTACGGGTTACCACTAACTTTTCTTGAAAAGCTTTCTCCATAATTTCTGCTGTGGTCAGCTTTGGTTCTTCCCACATACCAACGATGTCTTTCCCACTTATTGTAGACGTAAATCTACCGTTGTCCTTCCAACAAGCATTAGGATATTCAACTGTACCATCTTTGTAAAATATAATTCCAATCAATGGGAACGTTATTTTTAATCCGTCATCGAGTGTGTAGTGGTCTGGTACTCTATAATAAAGTATCGCTTTACTACCATTACGTAATTCAACTGCTTCTCCTGCCAACGCTTTTTCTAAATCAAATTGTTTCATATTAATACCCATTTACTAAAATTCTAACTTGTTCAAGTGTTTCGTTGACTTCAATATAATTCTCTCCGTCAATATTGGTACTTAGTCCTACTAACGTTTTACCGTTAAATATGCTTGTCTCTACGTCAGTAATATGATCTACATTAACTAAACGCTTGTGGTTGGACTCATACTGTGTTAACTCAATTAGTCTTGCCATTTGCTAACTCCCCTAGTTTTTGTTTTGTTACATAAAGGCTACGTAAGCCTTTACGACCTGGCCCGAATATAAATGCCACCGAGCTAAAATTATTTCCGCCTACACTTTCGCCAGATAATGCTGATACGAACCCAATACGACCAAGCATAATGTAGACCACTGCGATTGCATTCTTTGCTGCGTAGTGAAACCACTTGGTTGAGCAGTCATTCTTTAAAAGTGCGACGGTATAGTTCCCATTCGCTGCTTCTGCGACTGCTTTGTTTAAGAACGGTTGAACGTTTGAGTAAGGCGGGTTCAACCAGCATAGGTTATTATCACCCCACGGTGTTGCCAACGTGTCCTGTTGCTCCGTGATAAATCGCTCGCACTTCTTATTTTGCTCCGACGCACACACGTCAAGAAGCGGTAAACCTTCTGGCACAATCTCTTTTACTACGGCATAACGGAGTAACCCGTCTACCATTTCTTGCGGTGTCGCCCAGTAATCTTTGTGTAGTGGATCAGTCTTACTGAAGTTAGACCCACCTAAATTTCGACCTTGTTGTTCAGTCATTTATTCACCTCTTTTTGCTTGTCGCAGTTGCACCGACTTAATCGGTGCTAGTCCTGCGGTTTTTAACCTTGACATTAAGAAACGTGCCTTCTTAATATCGCCTTCTGTTTCTATACCGAGTCTGTATTCGCTGATACTTCCGTAAACAGAACTTAACACTATGTTGTCTCTATTCACGTGGAGTATTTTCGCAATCTCTCTTATTAGGTTGTCTGCACTTCTGTGTGCGTCTATCAATGCGAGATCGATTGTTAGATTGAAAATAATCATACTTCACCTACGCTTCTCTAAAAACCAGTTTCTTTTTGTATTTATAGTCTTCATCATAGTAGCTTAAATCTCCTTTCGGGTAGTCGGCTACTTTATATTGAAGTCTCGCCATACACCATTTTTTGAAACCTTTTGACCCAACAAACATAACATAGCGATGTTTACTACTACGTACTACTCTTACGCTGTTGTCTTGTTCTTTGTCGTAGTGTCGGCTGTGCTTACCTTCTGGTACAAACTTGTCCGTTCTTGACGGTGTTTTTCCTGTATATAACCAGTTACTCGCTTGATAAATCGCCCCTATATGACCCATATCTGTATCAGCGTAGCTAACCAAGATTGCATTTCCGAATGTTCGTTGGAACAGTGAAATAGACGCTGATATAAACTTACTCTCAGGAAAGCCTACACCGTCCTCGACATACAATCTATTTAGTTCATACACGTATTGTTTCGCTTCTGCTCCGCACACGCCTACACACAAAGAATTTGAAGCTGGTTTACCGATTGTTAACGCACCAACAATGTGTCTTGTTTCTCTGTCATACAACGCAAAACTATCTGTTACTTGTGGTCTACGTTTAAGATAATGCTTCGTTTCTATCAGCCCTTGTATTTCGCTATAAGAACACTGGCATACTACATAGCGTTCAGTTTCCATTATTCACCTCTTATTTTATTAATTATTTTGCACACCCATAACGTTTCGCTATATCTCCGTCTGACCCTAGTGGTAAGTCAGAAGCCCAATGTGGAGGTTTAGCCATATAGTGTTGCATAATCTCCAGCACTTCTTTCGCAATATCTTCTCTGCAACAAACGATTAACTCATCGTGTACTTGCATAGCAAGGTGTGCGTCGTCTCTTGACCAACCACGCTTGCGAAACTCTGCTTTTATCCAACCCATTTGTGTAGTTAAAACAATTCGAGCTAGTGCTTGTACGGCATTTTCAACCATACGACCTTCAAACGTATTCTCCCAGTCTGGTTTTTTAGTGCGGATATTTCTACCCCAATATACATACTGATCGAACCCGTTCTCATTTTTCTCGCATCGTATATCTCTATACACTAACTTCATCCCGTTAGGTAGAACAACACAGTTACCCTCTAACTGAAGAATACCTTTGTCGTCAATACCCACGTTCATACCTTGTACCATAGCACGAAGAACAGCTTTGTATTTTCGCCAGAAAGCAACAATATTAGGTACACTTGCTCGATAGCTTTTCACCCAACCTTGAAGTTCCTCTGAAGAAAAGTCTTCACTTCGCTTGCCTAGTACCACACGTAGTCCGTTCTCACCAGCTTGGAAACCAAGCCCCAAGATTTGCGATTTACCAACGAAACGCATTGACTTCGTAATTTCTTCGTATGGTACACCAAAAGACTTGCTCGCCTGTGCTTTGTAAATATCTTTCTTTGCTACGAAGGCGTCTAGCACCCATTGTTCGTGTGCGGTATACGCCAATATGCGGCACTCAATTTGGCTTAGGTCATTCACTACTAACGTTTTCCCTTTCGGTGCTTTCACACTATCGCGTAGCCCTACTTCGTGAAGTTCGTCTTCGTCATTCTCAACCCAACCTGCTCTTGCGAGTAATACCTTTCCGTCAGATCCTAACTTCATAAATCGGTCTACTTTGCCTTTGTAGAAAACGAGTCTACCGTAAGGTGTATCTTTGCCTACTACTTTATTTCGATTTAGGTTCTGAAGGTTGCCTTCGAAGCCGCCGAAGCGACCGGTTCGTGCGCCGTAGTATTCGATGCCAACACAGAGTTTACCTCGTTCTGCTTTACTCAGAAAATCTTCTACACGTGTTACGGCTTGCGATGATTTGTTATCAAATCTGGCTTGCGCTAATTCACGTACTCCTTCATCTTCGTGTTCGAGTAATTTCAAGAACTCAAGGTCTTTCTTCGCAAACGCATATTTTACTTCGCCTTTTGTGTTGATCTTTGTCGGTGGTTCTACACCTAATTTCATCAATGCTTCAGCGAACTTTGCGTCCGATCTCACTTCCTCTAATGTTACACCTGCTCTCGCAAGGCTTTCTTCACGCAGTTGGTTAACGTTAGCTTTAACTTCTTCTAAAACCTTCGTATCTAACTCCATAACAGGGTAAGTATACATCTCGATTGACGTAGTCATTACGTCAATTTCCTGTTCTGGGAAGCCATAGTAGTCCAAGAAGAAACGGTATGCTGACCAGGTTAAGTCTACGTCGGTGATACAGTATTGTGCATACGCATCGTATTCTTCGTCCGTAAAATCACATAAGTGCTTACCATCTGCATCGTGAACTTCCGTTCCTTTGTCAACAGCGAATTGTTTTAACTGCTCATTCTCACCTGTTGCTGAACCAACCCACGTGCTACCGTCGTTGTTCTGCACACATATCCATCCGTATTTCGTACGTAGCTGACGAGTAATCACGTCAAGTGAATTACCATCCCACTGTTGAACTGCTTTGCTCATTAACATTGTATCAGCAATTTGGCCGGGATAGACATTGAATTTTAGCCCTAAGATTGATGCGTCGAAAACAGCGTTTTGCGCAATCAGTCTTACGTTCTCCCAACCATACGCCACTTCAATGTGATTTATCCAATCTTGGATCTCGTGAGGGCTAAGCCATTCTGTGTTACGGTTTCCGACTTTTACCGCTAAACCAATTACTTCAAATTTGTTGTCGCGGATATACTTTTCGTATGTCATACCCTTCGCTGTTAACGAATACTTAGACTTCTTACAATAGTAGGTTTCAAAGTCAAGCGTGATTTCAATTAAGTCTTTCATTATTCACCTCTATGTAACGGGTTAACGCACCCTTCATATCCACAGGTGCATTGGTATGGTGGTGTAATATCTACACCGTCTTTTAATACTAGGTGATCGTTATGCACTTCGCAGTTATCGAGAAAATCAATGTATTCCATTTCTGCGTCGTAGTTGTCGTCACGCTTGTATGCTTTTTCTAAATCTTTTTCCTTACATTGTCTGGTAAAGTTCAATGCGAAGGTTGATAAATTGTACGTGTTCTTCAACCAATATTCGTTCTGGTCGCTATCTCGCACGTCATCTAAGTTACAGTGTTCTTTTAATTTAATTAAGAAGTACGGGTACATACTGGTGTTATGTTTTAGCATTTTTAATACCGTTGCATACGATACGTTAAGCTCTGCGCCAATCATTGTGGCTTCGGTATGTACCGCTAAACTAAATAACTTCTTATTTGACGCTATATCAGACTTTGTATCTCCTCGTCTAACTCGACGCGGTTCTTGTTTAGACGCTGTGCCTAGAATGATATGGTCTTTGGCAAAACAACGTGGATTACCGCACGTTGTTGTAAATCTTGTATTGACTGTGGTGTCAGGGAACAGTCTCATCCCTCTCGCGGTGCGAATATTTATGTTGGTGTATTTGCCGTTAGGTAATCGTTCACATACTACTGGGGAGTTTCCAGACATTGCCCCGTTCCAAATTAAGCAATCACCTTCTTGTGTGGTGTTAGCCTTTATGCGCTCCGTCAGGCTTTTGCGTGTTCGTGCCATTTCGCCCTCGTTCTATATCTACAAACTGTGTCAGCACCGTCTCGATATACTCGTTCATTGATATACCGTGCTTACGTGCTTCACGTTTAATCATTGTTCTTAGACTGCTGTCAATCGTCAGCATAAACTTTACTTTCATTATACTCGCACCACGTTATAAATTTATAGTGCAAGTATAACTTGTTTTTGTACTGTGTCAATCGTCATATTCATAAAATTTTAGAACTTCTGACACATTATACAGTGTGGAGTTTCCTTCAAATATCCCGTCGTCATAGTGGAAAACAACGTCTGCGACGACTACATTCCCTTTCTCCAAGATAATCGCACACTTTGCGCCATTTGTAGGGTATATCTTTTTCCAACCATTCTTGTACGTTGGTAGTACTAATGTTTTAAACTTCTCAAACATACATTCTCCTAGTCGTCAACATAACTGTCATAATAATCTTCAGCGACTTTTATAAAGTCAGCTTCGAGACTATCCCAATCTAAATACTCCGTGAGGTCTAACCCCGCTTCTTCTGCACCTCGTAGTGGGTTCTTCATCCAGTCTTCTACTTGCGCTTCAATACACCGCTCCTTACGTGAAGGCTCTGGCGGTTCTAACATCCAATCCATATTCATTTATTCACCTCTACTTAACTTTAAATACGGCTTTTAGCTCGTTGTACACATTGTATGCTGCGTTTTCATTCAATACTTGAATATCTGTATATACGTCGTCTTTAGCACTTTCGATATGTATAAACCACTCAAGCACCCGGCCATCTTTGAAAATACTTTCTGCCGCCACCCTATATCCAAGGTCTAACATAAAATCATTTATAACTTCTGAATGGATCCAATTAATTTCTGCTTCATTTTCCATATTCATTTACTCACCTCTACTTGTAGTTATAAAGCATTACACTTGATGTGTTGCCTTTGTTGTCTGTTATATCTACTCGCACTTTTAAGCACTTAGGCACGTCGTCAAACACACCCATAAGTTTACTTACTGCAAAGCCGTCTGCGATTACAGTTCGTCTGCCACGATTGACAAAGCCTTCTACGGTTGCGCGGGGTTTAAATGGCTCACCGTCTCGTGCAATGGTTTCAATCCCACCGTTTTTGATCAGCTTTTCTCTAAACTCTACCAGCTCACCTTTCTGCATTTTGTTACCGCTAGGCTCAAACCAATACGTCAAAGTGCGTAACTGTTTAAGTTCTTCGCGATACTCTGCTTGTTGAGTAAACCATTCCACAAATTCTTCAAGTTTATCTGTGCGATAGTACATAACTTTATGGTCTTTGTTGTCTTGCTCGTATTGTGTCAGTACGCTGCCCAACATATTAAATACCCAAACAGGTGCAAGTACGGCTGCAAGTGGCACATCTACTCCCTTATTGTAAATGTTATAAGGCGACGCTACCCAGAACATTGTCAAGGCGGTTTCTGGGTCTGTCTGCTCCCATAACTCCATTAGTTTATCGGTTACAAACTCGTTCATTTCACTCAATTTTACTTCGGTGAAAAGCTGTGCGTTCTCCTCGTTCTCTAATACGACTTCTCCGTCTTTGTTGCGACAAATAATCCCGAATTGGATGTTCCACGCCCAACGTTGATCCATTAATGCGTCAGCTTGTCGCGTGGTAATGGTTGTGATGTTGCGTTTTGGCAAACTATATACACAAGTACGCGGTGTCAGCTCGTTACGGTCGCCTTTGACTTCACTTGTACCCACCGCATTACACACCATAAGCCCTACAATATCTCTCGCCTGTAAGCGTTTTAAACGTTCTGCGTGGTTGTTTGCAACTCGCTTACCGTTCTTGCGTTTATTGTTGCTCTTTGCCATTTAGATCACCTCAACTTTTATTTTGTCAATCTCCGCGACAAAGTGCTGCACAATTTTAAACGGTACAAATTCGCCTTGTTTCTCTAGGTAGTTCAACACTTCAGGTTCTAACCAATCGTCCACGATATGCGATATTGAGCCGGTAGAAATACCGTTAGGCAAAGTAAATAAGATTGGCGTGTTCAAATATTCTTCATCCGTTGGCTTTTCTTTAATGCGTTTGTTTATTTCAATCGTCGCTTCCTGTGTTAGCTTAATGCTCCTTCTGCCAAGCACTTCATTACAACTTGAAGTACTTTCATCATTCCTTCTTTGCCTGTGGCTACTTCTTGCGTTACTTTTCCGTTCATTTTTACTTACCTCTACTTTACTAAAATGTTGTTAAGTTCATTTAAATTTCTACACACTGTTTCGTATAGTGTGCCTATTTCTTCTATCTTTCCTCTGTGGTCAGAAATAAGTGCGACTGCTTGAACTGTACTACCTACCCTTTTACACAGCATTACGTCCATCCCTGCAAATTCTCCATCTTCATAATAACTAGATGATAGAAAGTAACTGTTACCTTGAGGAAATTCCATCCGTTTTTTCAGTCTTAACACAGCGCTCACCTCTACTTTTTCTTTTTATAAGTTGCGTTCATAAATGCCGATAACTGCACTTTATTTTTATCTAGTTTAGCCTTCGCTTCTTCTGTAATGTCAATAAAAGCATAGTTCTCAAGCTCCATTAATAGCTCATCTAAGCACTTCTGTACCTGTTCAAAACTACCTCTACCGTCTGCCTGCAAATAGCTGTTATACGCTTCGCACAATAAAACACGCTTGTTTTGTACTTCGCTTTTAACTAACATTCCAAACGGGTTCACCCACTCAAAGCACACGATAAATGGAAAGTATGCCGTCTGTGGCACACGCTTTTCTGTTTTCATAAGTTGGGCGATTGCTTCCAATCGCTCCTTAATCTGTTCATTTAGTTCTACACGCATTTTGTTACCTCTACCAATCTTCTAAATGTTCTTCTACCTGTTCTTCCGCCCACACTTGAGCAGCTTCAATCGTTTTAAATCCTTCTTTGTAGATCTCGTCTTTCACTTCGTTGAAGTCTGCACTTACTAAATACGTATCGGTTACCGTATCAAGAAAGATATTGATCCACCCACTCAAATTTCCTTCGTTAACTTCTATCTCTTTAATAAATCTAATCATTTACTCACCTCTACCAAATTTCAATATCAATCATTTCGCACCCGTCAAGCCACACTTCAAGCGCACGGATCAAGTCGTTTAACGCACGGAATTGTGCGTATCGATCCAAGTCGTTCACACGTTGCACCACGTCAAAAAGTTGTTGATAAGCCACCTCTACCCTAACTGTTTCTTCAAATGCGGTTTTTTCTATTGCCTTTTCCCCGGCTAAAATTTCTAAATTAGATCGCTTGTCTGTAATATTCGGATCATTTTTCTGATACTGATGCAATGCAAGCACTAGATCTGTGTGCGTAAAAAATCCAATGCCTTCAATATTTGTTGCGCCTGGTACTTTATCCGCCACCCACTCAAGAAATGATGGATATTCTTCCAGCTCGCTCGCTGTAACCACTAAATCGCGCCCGTAGTCGTTCATTTTTTCACGTAAGCGTTGTACCCATCCGTCGCTTGCGATACCTTCATTTAATGCTGTTCGGTAAACATTCGTTAATTGTTTTAATTTCTCGATCCCGTTCATAATAAATCACCTCTACTTTTTTCTATTAAACAATCACGGTTTTAACCGTAAATTTTGCTTTTGTTTTGCTTAAACCTAACCCGTCCATATAACGACGGATCGCTTTTTCTCTTGTACGAGCAGTGATAACTCTCGGCATAAAGTGCATCGCTCCACTTTGAAGCTCTGCGGATACTTTAAATTTACGCATCTTTACGCACCTCTACTTTTCTTCAGTTAAAATCTTGATCAAATCCACGTCGTAATCACTTTCTAAGCCTTTCAATAATTCTTTGTCAATATCGCCTTGACCTTGCAAAATCTCCGCAAATACCTCACAACAATCATCAGGCGATAGTTGGCTGTGCAATCTGTCGCTATATCTAAACAAGTGCATAAAAACATCACGCTCTAAACCTTGCCAAGCAATAGCATTTAAAATCTCGTCCAAGCCTAGTTTCATCATTTTCTCACCTCTACTTTTTTAATTAGCCTAAAACGTACCCTAATACGCAATTTTTAACCTTGTCCATTCTCGCTTCTACCACTGGTAAGCGGTCGATCTCCGCCTGTGTTAGTCGCTCCTTGTCCCGTTGTGTTGCAACACATACCGCCAGGGCGTGATGCTTGCCGTATTCACTAGCATAATAAAGGCGAACATTCTCGCCTGTATCCACAAAAACACCGTGCAAGAAATCGCCACCGCTACTTGTCAGAAATAGCTTATCTAATAGCACTTTGATCATAATTAATAGGCTCCATAGTAGTCCCAAATTTGCCCATCAATTTCTCGGTTAGTGTAACGGTCGTTCTCGTTTGGCGCATTGGCTTCTAGCCATTGTTCAAGCTGTTCTGCGATAATCTCTAAATCTTCTTCAGCTAATTCACGATCCCACGCTTCGCCCTGTAAATGCTCCACTTGCGCAAGCAGAAATTCACCATAAATATAGACTAACATATTGGCTATTTTACAAGGCTCAATTTCTGTATAAGTTTCCCCAAAATTATCTACTTCATAGTTTCGCACCAGACGGATCGCACTCCATACACCCACGCTATCTACCGCACTTTCTGCCACGTTGTCGAAGATAAAGGCATAGTCTTCATTGAATAGGAAGTTGTGCAAGTCGCATCCGTACTGTCCCACGGCTTCAGGTAGGCGATCTGAAAATAATTCGCCTGTTCTTTCTAAAATTTTATCGTCGTTTATGTTGTATTTTTCAAAGTTAATAGTTTCCATTGTGTTAGTCCTCGCTTTCTGTTATGTCGTCAATGTCGATCCCGATAGTGTTTAATAGTGATTTTGCGATTTTTCTTTGCTCGTCAAATCTCGCTTGCTCCGCCTGTTTTATACCCTCTTTCTGCTCTTCTCTCCAAAGTTTAAGAAGCTCAAACACTAAGCGACCTTTGTCGGTTATGTTCAGAAAATACATTATATTAATGTAATCTTGCTTGTGTTGCTCGTCTGAAAAGTGGATATACTTCATCATTTCTTCGGTTGGCTCTACTTCTTCAATCAGCCCATTATCAAGCATAATAGCGACTGTTTTCGCTCGCTCCGTGCCTTTCTCTCTTTTGGCGTATCCTTGTTTAATAATGTCGCCCAATATAGTAAATGATCCGTTATTTCTTAATGCTTCCATTAGTTCTTGCATATTTCCCCCTAATTTTTAAAGTTGATCATCTGTTGTGAATTCTTTCATTTTGATACAAATTCCATAGCGTTGATCAAAATGTTCGTTGCTTCGACATTCGTCGTCGCTATTTGCAAGTCGTGCCGTCGTTCCAGTTTGCTTTTGGTAATCCGCAAGCCATTCCCGATCCATTGCGTCTATGCACCAGATAGATAAAATCGCCACTATTGCGAAAGGTAAAATTAATTTGATCATTGTTTAGCTCCTGTTTTGTTGTTAGCTATTAAGCCAGTTATTAGCGATAGCGTAGATTTTTTCAAAATCTTCTGCGCCCACTGGTTCGGTGGGTTCAATACGTTTTAGTAGTTGTTGATTGTGGTCAAAATATTTGTCCATTACAAAAACGTTTATTTCTCCGTTACTCATTCTCATCGCCTTGAATTTATATTTACCGCCCTTTCTTATGTATTGAGTGCGGTCAATTAACAAGCGTTTCGGCATTGTGTCGCCTGTAAAAGTGATATATTTATGATCGCTCAATCTGTTTTTTAAAATTTCATAATTTGCCATAAGTTCCCCCTGTTGTGGTTGTTTGATTGTTAATAAATACACAAAAACCGCCTAGATTGTTTGAGTTCCAAGCGGTTTTAATTTATCTATTCAAAAATTTCTTTTAAGTAGTAAATGTATTCATGGCCATCAACTTCTTCTATGCTTTCAGCTAATGCGCCAAGATCAAAATCTTCAATATCTTCGCCTGTGTATTCTTCCCACATAGCGATCAAATCTGATCGCCCGTAACTGTCATTTAACCATTCTTCAAAGGTTGGTTGCCCGTCTTTCCACTCGGTGAATACTTCGTGTTCTTCGTCTTCTAACCACTCAGCCAACACGTCCAAGTCAATCGGGCTGTTCTCAACGTTCCAACAACTTCTGAAATTTCCGTAGCCGTCTAGATAGACGGTATCACTCCAGTTTTTCACGTCACCGAAAAATACCATACGGGCAAGCTCCACACCGTCTTCGCCCGTTAGTTCTGCGAAATCTTCCACGCTGTCGTAGATATGCGCATCACCGTCTTTATCGCTTGCGTATTCGTTCCAGAGTTGTTTTAAGTCTTCGTATGATTTTTCAGAAAGAAAGTATTTAAAATTTTGATTAGCCATTTTTGTTTTTCCTTATGTAAGTTAGTTTTGTTTAAATATGAAGAAAGGCGATATTTTACCGCCCTACAAGTTATTAGATCTCGATGTATGGTTTATCATTCCAAGCGCAAATTCTCGGATCACTAAAACAATGATCAAAGGCTTCCGCTTCTGTCTCAAATTCTGCTGTCTCGATTAGGTTTAGTTCCATATCAAAATAGTAGTACGTTTTCATAATTCCCCCTAGTGGTTGTTTAGTTAAGTAAAAATTAAATTTATAAAAAGCCGTATCGCCTGCGCTTAGTCTATCTCATAACTAAACTGAGCCAAGCACACAGTCGCAAGTGCGACCGTATAGACTACACTTTGTGTAGTCTTTGCACGGCTTTTGAAAATTTAACTTTTCTTTGCGCCACAACTGCGCACACGATAAACGGGCGCAACTGTGGCTTGTGTCGCTTTTTTATATATCGACACTCAAGTGTCGATATAGATTGCACATTAGTGCAATCGTATGATTCCAAATTGTTAAAGAGCAAGTCATTCAGGGCTCCCCCGTCTTGATGTGCATAGTATATCAGTTTTCACCATACTGTCAAACGATAATTTAAAAATATTTTATTATTTTGTTCGTTTGCTTATTTTTTAATCAGTTGGGGTATTTTCGATGGCTCAGTGGTACCAGGTCAGGCGATTAATAAAATTGATAGATAAAACTTTTCACGGATCGAAACAATTTTGGCTAAATTTAGTGAATTCTGCTACGCTAGGCGAAAAAACAAATGCGAACAGCTAAAAACACCCGATCCCGTTTACTTTTTCCACGATCCCGTTAGTTTATGCCTGTTTAGTCATCAAAACGGGCGTAGTTTTTTAAGGCTGATTTTGACTATTTTTCGTTTTATATCAATAACTTGAAATCTTCGGGAAATATAGCGATCCTGTCGATCCCGTTTACTTTTGAGAGAAGGCGTTTGGAAAAAGCCGATAGACTGATAAAACCCTAAGATTTCTAAAAGTGACGTAGTTTTTGCACGCCGAAAAACGTAACGAAAAAAGAAAAATTTGGCCAGAAGCTCCCCTATCTAAAAACAACGGGATCAACGGGATCGCGATAAAATCCTAAGAAAATGCACCTAAAATCCCACAATGGCGATCTAATAATTAAATATATATAAATATATATATTATAAGGCTTTTTAGTCTTTTCGCCTTTTGTTTTTCGTAATTTGAAATTATTTTCTTCGGGGATTATAGCGATCCTGTTTTGCATCCCGTTTTGCATCCCATTTCTACTGTTTTCGCACTACT